AAAAAAAATGTGATATATGCAAATATACCACACTTTATTTTAGTTAAAAATACTAAATTTAACTCACTGAGTATCAAAGAGTTATACGCTTTTGTAGATACTGCTTAATGTAATGATTTTTGTAGCTTCGCCGACTTTGTCAATCAGATTGGTTACGGCTTCATCCACTTCGCACAAAGCATTATACACATCGTTTGGGATATTTCCTGTCTCCAAATCATTACTACTCATTTTCCAAGTTTGGTTTAGCTGCCTTGCAGCATCCACCATTAATTTAATGTCCGTCATATTTATAAATTTTAAATGAATATCCTACTAACTGCCTGGCAGAGCCATCCCATCATATAGCAAGGCTCTTCGTCTTTCAAGTCAATACCTAGTGATTCGCAGATATGAGTGACAACATGAAACATTTCGTGTGTGGCAGTATTCACGAACTCATATTCTGATGTGGTCCTGCTAATAGCAACCACGCTCTTCCTACCTGCAAGATTGGAGTAGGTTAGACCTGTGTTCGGTATTCCTCGTAAGCAATGCTCCCTTGCGCTTTCGACTGCCTTTTCTGTGCAGCCTATCTGCACAAGGGAGTTGCATACCTCATCGGTATCTGATGATTCCAAACCGTAAAACACAAGAACTTTCCAATCGTACTTTTCTAGATATATCTCTTGACTTATCATAAAATATCATCCCATGGAATACCGATGCCATTGTGGTTGCAGTCGGCATAGAATCTGTTGAAGATGAAACCATCCTTCTGGTCGGTATCATCAACCATATCTTTCACGAACAAAGCCATGTGAGCTTCGTCCTCGATGGAAGACTTATAGAAATCAGCCTTAACCATGTTTGCCACATAGACATGATCATAGCCTACATTATTTTCAAGTGTCACTCCCTGCTTGGTAAGGATGGATTCAACCTTCTCCTTATCCATATAGTCAACCTCCTCATCCTTTTTGGTGACTGGGTTGTATTTTCTCATCTGACTGACTGCCCATTCGCAAGCCTTCTTGTTGAAGTGCCAGCCATTATATCTCAGATATGCTATCATTCCTTCTGGCTTCATATCGTAAGCATCCAAAGGCATTCTACATTTTCCCATAGCTCTTTCTTTTAAGGGTGGCAGGGAAAAATCCCCCACCACCGAATTAAACATTAGTAACGTCCACCGCCACGACGACCATAGTAGCGTCGCTCTCCATAGCGGTCTTCGTCACGCCAATCTTCATCGTCCCACTTGTCACGATAGTCTGGCATTGGCATACGATTACCCATACGCTCACGCTTCAGACTATCCAAGCACTTCATAACCTTGCCACCTGCTCGAACCATTTCTTCGCAGTTGTCAACAAGCTCATCGAACTTGTTTTCCGTAATTTCTACCATATATCCCATAGCAATTACTTTTTAAAATTGTTACCGCTCAAAGCCTTAGACAGCATGGATTCAATATTGGATAGCGTTCCCTTCATGCCGCTGACCTCTGATTTGAGGTTATTGATGTCTTTTTCCTGCTGCTTTTCCTTAGCAATCTGTGGGTTGATTCTAGTGAGCATTTCCTCGCAGGAGCTTATGACTCCATTGTGGTAATCTACACTTTCCACGACTCCCTTTGAATGTCGCAACATAGCATCAATCTCTGCGCACATAGCTTCTCTGCTGTCACTGACAACAACACCTTCATTGCCGAAGTTCACTATCTGTGCCGTAGATGGCAGCTTTTCGAAATTGACCTGCTGGTCTTCTACTTGTACCTTAACATCAACGGTCGTCTCCAATGTCGGAGTCTGTCCTGGCACGTAGCTAGGATATTTCTGCTGAGGATTGCTGACCGATATTACTTGACCGATTCTTAGAGTCGGCTTTTCTCCTCCCTTGTCTAAGATGTAGAAGAGAGAAGACTGTCTTAGTCCTTGAAACATTTTCTTTCTCTTTTAAAGGGGCAGACTTTTCAGTCTGTCCCATAGTTAATACTCTGTTAGCCGCCTGTAGGCTGCTGAAACCCAAGCAGTCGGATAATACCGCTCTTCTTATTGATGTATGCCAAAGCCTCCGTAGTTTCAGAAACGTTAGCTCCCGTCACTGCCTTTCCCACATGATCAACAACTGGCACCTTTGTTGTGCCGGAAGTAGTTCCACTAGTGTTGGCGGTTCCGTTAACAGTGGTCGAACCACTATTTGGAGTTACGATTGTAACAGGAAGTGTCGCACTTGCAGCGGCAACTCCTTGATGTATCTTCAAGAGTACAATGCACTCGCAAGGCAAAGCATTGTAGTAGCAAGGATTGATACCATAATCTACACTAGCATCTGTGACCTGCTGAGCATTTGTCTTCAGCTCATAGATACCGCCTACATCAATAAGTTTGATTTGGTTTCTCTGACCGATTGGAATAAATGGATTGAATGGATATAAAGGGAACATAGTTACCTCCTTTCCTAACAACCGCATCCTACAGTTGAACGAGAAGCCGCTACATCACCTGCATAAGCTCCCATGGCGGCAGCAGTATAAACGTCCTTGTTGAATACTCCGTACTGAGGGTACTGAACACTGATGGTATTAGGCAACTTGCACTTGATGCCAGCCACCTCTGCCTGCAGTGCAGCCAAAGCTGCATTTACTGGTGTGATAACCTGTGCCTGATAAGCCTGCAAAGCCTGTGTCTGATGCTCGTTTGAAATCTGAGCAAGCAGGGCACTATTCTTCTCTCTCAAAGCATCGAGCTTATCCTGCATTGCCTGTGTCTGCATCTGATCCAACTTAGCCAAGACAGACTGATTGTTAGCATCAGCCTTGTCACGGAGCATCAAAGCATTGGCATTTGCCGTATCATTGATGGCGTGGGTCTGCTGACAGATAGACAACTTGAGGTTGCCATCCATTGCAGTTATGGCGTTATTGGTCTTGCAGCAGCATTCTGCCAACTGAGTAGCGATGGCATTGTTACCCTGCATGATAGCAGTCAAAATCTGATTAGCATTCATGCCCATCTGATTGCCGAGGTTGCAAATCTGATGACCTAAGCCATTGATTGCAGCCATGACTGCGTCACTTGATGTGTTGAGGGCTGTAGCCAAGCTCTGAACGTCGAAACCATTGCGCTGAACAGCCTGCATGATAACGGCTGTATTGGCATCATTGTTAAGCATTGGCACAACACCGCCCTGTCCGTTAGAACCCATGCAGCGATTACCTCCGAAGAACCCCATACCATTATTGCCCATAAGGATGAACAAGAGGAGGATTGCAAAGATGTCTTCACCCCAACCATTTCCGTTTCCACGGTTGTTCAAGAGTGCAATAAGACCTGGGTCAACACCCTGTCTCTGCATGAGTGCAGGAAGCATAGCCAAGATTCCATTAGAGCCTGTGCCGCTTGTGCCGCTCTCTGGATTGAACACGTAAGTTTTACTTTCCATATCCCGAATTTTTAATTTAACCTTAATATTTAACTAACACTATTTGTAACGTTACGTGTGCAAAGTTAGAAAATTGTTTTGAAATAAGCTATAAGGCTATCATAGTTTTCGTTAGTGGCTCTAAATCAGTGGTTTATGGTGATAGTAGGTAGACTCATTTTTTATCCTCTTAGAACAGAAGAATTTACTTTACAAACAAAAAGGGCGACCGCTCATCACGAGTAGTCGCCCTAGTTATCCAAAAATAAATTTTAAAACCTTAATTAAACAACTTTTCTAAGAACATTTCTTTTTCTTCCTTGATATATATAATAAGTACATAACTATGAGTATAAAGCAGAACCAAAACATCTGCCCCGTTTTTAAGAATATCTTCTGCATACTTGACAGAGATTTCTCTTTTATAGAAGGAGCGTTAATCTTATAGAACTGAGAGGTACCAATCTTTGATAATGAGTCACATCTTTCTCTGTAATATATAAAGCTATCTTTGTATGCTTTATATGTACTGATGGTATCGAGTAGCTTTCTTCGTTCCTTTTCAAATAAATAGTGACTCTCGTAATGAAAACGATCTTCACCAATCTTATTCCCTTGCGCATCATATCGGGTTGCTGTGCTATCTTTTACATAGCTGCTATCTTTTGTAGCCTTTTCTGTTTCTCGCTTTTGGATATGTTGCCATTGCTCGAAGGCATAAGACAATCGGGTAGTGAAGAGGGAATCGAATTTCTTTTCACTCTGCTTGTCTGTGATGAAGGTTTGTGTAGTTACTGCTCTAGGAGTACTGCACCCTAAGACAGAAACAAGCGCAAAACCTACCACTAGGGTAATGGTTGCCCATTTCCAAAATCTTATATCATACCATTTCATCATTTATTCAATTTTAGATTACCATACGTAATGTAGCTAAGTCTGCGAAGCCACCCTTTAAGAAAACATTTCTGGTCACCGACTGCGATTCTCTTTAGATAAGCTTTTCTATCCTTTTTGAAGGCTTCGAATAGTCTTTCTCCATTGGATTTATTAATGGCATACAGCGTCTTATTACCGATAATACCATCTGCTGTGATACCTAATACAAGTTGTAGATGTTTTACAGCTTTACTAACTCCGCTGTTATAAGCAAAGTCTACCAGCATATTGGCTACGCTCTGATCCTGTATTTGGTCTGCCTTGCAAGCATTCCAATAGTTCTGCTTGAAAACTCGATGAAAGTCTTCCTCTGTGAGGAGTTTTACATCTTCCTCGTTAAGAACACCATCACCATTCTTGTCGTACCCGACTCTTCTCCAGGTAGCAAGGGTGATGCCGTATTTTGTAGCGCCACCCCTGTCATGCTTGTTATTTGTATATTTGTCCGTTTCCCAACTGAGGATAAACGGAACGAGTTTACTAGAATCAGCCATGTTTACTTCTCCTCCTTGCTATAATCATTTCTTTGAATAATGCAGCCAAATACAATAATGCTTACTATAATAGCTGCCACCATAATAATCGCTAAAATCATATCTTTTCCTCCTTTTCTGTATAATTTAGATAGTCCGACAAATATGGAATCTTCTCGATAAATTTGAAGCGCATGAGATAATAGAGGAAACTCACTACATACCAAGGAGGGGTACCCTTCTTGAATATCTGTTTCAAGTTCTTCAGAATATTGCATCCATAGAACCACAATACTAGATACGAGATAAAGGAAACACATTGAACGGAACCTTCCATTTGTCCTTTGAATCGCCCGATTGCATATACTGCTGCACAAAGGACGAAGAACACGGTAGCGTGACCGATGCACACAACTGCTTTCTTTAACTCGAAGTTCTCTCCTTTTGCAATCATGCCACTAAGATAACCGAAAATAAAGTTGAGGGTGAAGACGATCATAAGCGAAGATAACTCGCCTTCAATCGGTTTAAGATAGGCGAGGAGTGCAAGAACTACGCCTACGACAATATCTTTAATTCTATCTGCCATACTATAACTATTTGATAATTAAACAATAATGCTGCAAATATACAACAAAATATTTAATCATCAAATAGATTTCACGAAAAAGTGCAAAACTTTATTCTAACATGTAAAAAAGAGAGGCAATCACTTACCTCTCTTACTCAACTTGTAAGGAACACTTACATGTTCAACTATTAGGATAGAAGTAGAAACAAAAATCCCCTATACCACGCCAATAGTATAGGGGAAATATCACATTCCTGCTCGGAAAAGTGAAGCTTGATAAAGTGTTGCAAAGATAAGCAATAATTCCGAAACCACCAAATTTTTCGTCATTAATTTCTCTTACTCTTAATGAAGTGAAGAATATCCCACTTCTTCCAATAACGTGTGTGCCCACGCTTCTTGCACTCACCATTTGGAATGTCACCTCTAGCAACCATACGATTGAGTGTAGCATCAGAAACGTGAAGTTTCTCCTTGACCTCTTCGGTGCTCATCATCGGGTTGAGCATATCGGGTATGATGTCACATAGTCTATCCAAATCATCATCGCTCATTCCGCAAGCGGTGATGACCTCACCATTTCGCTGTTGCTCGTCTGCTTTAAAGCAAGCGTCAGCCAACGACTTCAAAGCTGTACCTAGCAACTTATAACTTAATATCTTTCCCATAATCACGCACAGATTTTACGTCCTAACTTACTTCGACTGATAAACAAATCCACAAAAGAGTACAGATAGAATATTGCCGTTACCACCATGACCGTATAGCAAGAATCTACCATATCTTTGGTTGTATACCAACTCCATTCCACAATGTGAGCCGCATTGATGCTTGCAAAGTAGAAGAAGGGAATGCGGTATCTCCAACACAAGAAGAAAAATCGGCTTGCTAATATCAAAACCATTGGCAGAACGTACACCATAAAATATATGTAGAGATAGCAAGGTGCATTCTCCGCATAAGGGATGAACATTTCACGAGGATGCTGAGAGAATTCATAAATGCCGTATGCGTGAAAGCACATAAGTGTAATAGGAACGTACTTACAGAACCAACGGAAGAACTTCAAAATTCTTCTGCTATACCGATTACCGTGTCGCATCAGCAAATCCATAACCTCACTGACGTCTTTGTCTTTCAACCACTTTAATAGGTTGTCTTCGTCTTCTTTATTCATAAGCGTTGATTTAAATTAAATGATGTTGCAAAGATACACTTTTTGCACAAAATCAATGAAAATGAGAATATTTTTGTGTTAAACTTTGCGAAAAGTAACAATCTGAAAGTTTTGTTACCGATTTTTTGTTACCAAAATTGAAGAAAATGGTAACAGAAACATTGCGCTTTCAGATTATTTTCGTAACTTTGCGGCATAAATCAAGACATTAAGATTATGAAAAAATTAGAACCATACGAAAATCAAATGATGTACCTCGTAGGTGGCAGTAGGTTGCCATCAACTCCTGGAGAGCGAGAGTTGGAGCACAAGTGTAATCCGCACCCTAACGACTGGATAGATGGTATCTATGGTTTCAATAAACTTCCTTTCGCTGTTAGAATGCAGAAAGGTCTAGTAACGCAAGCAGAGGAGGAACGAAGAAAAGGTAGATATGGCTATCTTAGTGATTTAATTCCATCTTTCGGTGGCTCTGATGCTCCCATATTTCGCTGACATGATAACAGAGCCTATAGAGAAGTTCGATGCAACACACTTCCCTGACGGACGAGCAAAGAATAAGGCGGTCACCATGTAGTAACCGCCTTGTATGTTCTTATCCTTCGAGCAAATCAACTATCTGACCATATCCACCTACAGCCATGACAGGACAGAGAATCTTCTTGATAAGAATAATATCCTCAGCTTCGATATCTACGTTCTCAGCATCCTTGCCTATCTTGCAGGCTATCCTGTAAGCACGTAGCTTTTCTTCGCCCGATAGCTGCATATCCTGACGGTCTATCACTTCGAAGAGTACCTTACCTACAATATCACCAATAATCTGAGGCTTGTAGGTTTCCTCTCCATTCTCATTCTTAACTGGTGAAACTATCACCTCACCCTTCCAATTCTTGAAAGGTACATTGAAATTCTTTTTCATATTTCTTACCTTTTAATAATTATATTGCTATTTCCCTATAAACCAATTTACGTTCCAATTACTACCATCATATATTAATTCTGTTGTCTGATTTAATGCACCCGAAGTGAAGCTATTTTTACCAACTCCGTACCAAAACATATTATTAAGTGATGATTTAATAACAAAGTTGTCACCAGCTTGTAAAAACTTATAATATTGACCTCTCTGAGGTTTCGCTGGAAGTGTAAGAGTTACGCCTTTTGTTACTATAACGAAACAATCCATATCCGTTAACTCCATACTTCTATTTATTGTCCTGATCATCGGTCTAAATCCGGCATACATGCCATGTTCTGCATATATCGCAAAGTTTCCATATACTTTACTATGAAAGACTCCGTTATACAAGCCATTTTCGTACTGATACTTATCATCGCACCCTGTTACAGAAATACGTATACCTGACTTCAGAGTATTATCATCTGCGGAAAAGCTATCATCTATTAAAAGGTTACTCAACAATGCTGGTAATTGATAAGTAGTCCGATACTCACCAAGCCAAACCGTCCTTTTTCTTTCCGATTTCCATGTATGCGTATCTGGATTTAAAGTTCTGCTATATTCACGAAACAACATAAAATTATTGAATAAGGCAAATCCAGGCTCCTCGTCATCGTATCCAGATATATATCTGAGGCTCGTTTTATCCAACAGAAAACAGCCAAGCGTGGCACTTGTAGATACCATGTGCCCTTCATTGGTAACATAGAATGGAGATTTAGCTGCCGTATCAGCACCAACAAACAAAGGAGCATTGGCATTATTCACTTTGCACGCGTCAATCTCGTAGTTGCCGAAATATCCCACCTTGGTAGTTCCATCCTCAGACTTCGCCCAGAGGTGCTTAACCTCGATTTTATCTGCGTCAATCAGATTAGCATTGAGCTTGCCATCTTGGGCAAAGAGAGCAACCTCATTTTGATTGTATATAGTTACCTTATCGCCCTTAATAGCAACTTGATTTCCGCTAATAACAATACCTGCCGCTTCCAAATCCTTAACCAACTGAGAGAAGTTCCCGATAGGCGTACTCTCATTAGTAGCAGTAATGAGACGGACAATCTCCGTCTCACTAGCTGTCTTTGGCTTGCGGCTTACCCTTACGACACCTTGCGCACTATGTCCAGCCATAGTATACCTCCTTTCTTAATTATTTCAATTCATTGCTAATTAAGTCAACAGCCTTTCGAGCTATTTCCTTTGCGTGGATGCGCCACTCTTGCATCGCCTTGTACTCTGCAATATACTCCTCACGCTTGCTGTCAGCCAATGCAATAGATGCCACAGCACTATTCTGAGCCAACTCGAAGTTAAGGCGAATTGCATCCATTTTGTCAGATGGGTATTTGTCTTCGATGATGGCTGACGCTATTGCATCATAGCTGCGGATGCCGCCACGAAGCTCGATGTATTCACCTTGACAAGAGTTCTCTACTGCCATGCGCATACTACCATTCGCATCATCCGCTTTCTGCTCGATGCGAACAAAATCATAAGCTACTTGAAGGTAGTTACCAGAAACAGAAACCTTCACATTATCCTTTGGCAATTCTGCCATTGTGCATTGTATCTTCATAATCTGATAATTTAAAATTGTTAATCTAAATCATAAGTATATCTGCCACTTTTGTCTACTCTGAACAGGAATGTGTCATTGACTGGCAGAAGATTTTTCTCCCTTACTTTCATAAGTTTCTGCCTTATGAGTTTTGATGAAGTGCAGAACTTATACTCTGTTCCTGGGCAATCTTTCATTTCGTACAGAACCCAGCAGCGACCGCCCTTGCCATTGACCTCTACATCATCTTCAAAGTCTAATATGTTGATGATGGTATGATTCTGACACAATAGGGCTTGGTTGTATTCCTGTACGGAAAATATACGTTTTCCGTTTTTGTCTACCGAGTATTTCGGTGATACAATTCCTATATCCTTGAAACTCATATTCTTTTTCCTTTTAAATTCTTTTTTATAATTATCGGGGTAGTCTCCAACAATCTTCTTCCAAAGATGCTTGCACTTGCCCCATCTTGCTATTCCCCAATAAGCTCCGATAAGTTCCTGCCGCCTTTTACGGCTCTTAACTCTACCGAAAGCCTTTGCTGCCTTTACCTTTGTCCGTCTGCGCATCCTCATGTTCTTGCGAGAATATACATAACCGACAAAGTCTAGGCATCTTCCTTTTACACATTTCTTTTCGTCATGCAATTCTGCTACATGACCGCTCGCCTTCAGACAGAGACCATATTGGTTACACCAGTAGTCTAATCTTCCGAGCAACCGAACAGCTTCTTCCTTTGTTTCAGCGAAGAAGGTAATATCGTCACAATGCCGATGATAACCTTTTGCATGCTCGATATGAACCATAGCATAGTCTACCAGACTTAAAGCGAGATTACCTAACATCTGACCGATAGGATTACCGAGCGTTACACCACGCTTACACCCGAGATACTTTATTCCACCTTTGTCTGCCCAAATGCAGTACTTCTGCTTACGCTCATATTCTTCAAGCATCAGAGGTTCTATATCTACAGAATAATCGAGCATGGTCTGATATATAAGCTCGATGAATAAATCATCGTCTACATATCGCCTAAGTATCATAAGCAGAACAGGATGAGGTATTGTCAGATAGTACTTTCTGAGATCTCCTTTCCCATAATACGCCCATTTCGGATGCCTTCTGATAGCTCGTTGAGTTCTCAATGCACCGAACACCTGACCTTTACCTTTTCTGCCAGCACTTGAATCATATATGAGCACTCGCTCTACTATAGGTTCCAGCACTATCTTTATGGCATGAAAGAGAACGTTCCAAGGGTCGAAGTGCATAGGACATATCTTTCTTGCCTTATTCTCTGATACTATGTCAACCTCTTTATATTCCTTTTTAGGATAAATGCCGAGGATGAGCATATTCTGTATGCGGTCGATAATATTGTCCTTTTCTCGGATATACCTCCTTGCAAACCACGTATTCTTATCATCTAACGCATTGTAAGCATCATCACCGCCTTGTTCCAATGTTTCCCTCTTTATGAGTTCATTCATCAGATTCTTTGCCTTTGCTGTCATAGTGTCTTATATTAAAGCCTATTGCTTTTTTGCCGCTTTGCCCGTGACTTTGTTCTGTTCGTACAACTGAGCAGATTACTTCACCACGCTTGCTCTCCATTCAGCGAATACAGAGAGCCTTTCCGCTGTTATTTTCTGACTAGGCTAAAAGCCCACGTCAAGGTTTGAGAGACTCGCTTCTTCATATATCCATACACGATAGATTATTGATTCAGCGATTATAAATAAGTGAGACGCACACCGTAGTTCGTATTGCGATTGCCGAAGTCGTTATTCGAATTGACGTAGAACGAGCCGCAGTTAAGCGCATTCCTGGCGTTACCACCAAAGAGGAGCAAAATGTCTCTCGCCACCTTTTATTTTATTATTTTATATTTCTTATTACTATTTTTGCTTCGGTGGAGCAAGCTCCACATCGGGTAGCGCAGACCCTACAGGTCTGCGCCGTTTACGTATGTCGGATTTCCGTAAAAAGCGAGACGCACACCGAAGCTCGCACTGCGAGCGCCGAAGTCGCTAGCCGAAGAGACGCAGAACGAGCCGCAGCCAAGCGCATTCCAGGCGCTACCACCAAAGAGGAGCAACTGCCCAGTGCTGCTTGCCCATGAATAGTCACAATAGTAGTTTGCGCTATTATTACCACCAACATTTTTTGGCATGATGTCGAAGAAGTCTCCAAGGACAAGGCTCAATATCCATCCACTATTTGTATTTCGTGTAAATGTGCGATAATCTCCGACAGGATGCGCTTTAATCTCGGAATCAGAAGGCATTCTGTTACCTTTGTATACGAATGCTTCAGAACCAGTCTGACCGCTATTACCGCTATTACCGAAGTAAATGCCTTGTATCATCATCCAGTACCATCCCCAAGGGTTCTCGATACCGAAGAGGTTAACATGGCATGCGTCTGCGTTTCCTGTCAATTCTGCCAAGCTGATTTTACCATTGTTATCTCCAAGGCTCTTTGTCGCACCCGTTACAAGACCATCAACCTTATCCCATGTGTTAGTACTACCAGTAGGACCACAACCAAACTTAGCTTGTGCGTTGCTGTTTCCGCTTTCCCACAGAACGAGCATAGGGATAATCTTCAATGTCTCATAGTCGAGCAGACCGAAATTCTTTCCGTTATTATGGGCATAAGTAAAGAACTCACTGATTGATTTATTGTTCGCTACGCCAAGTCCACTACGGCTTACAAGCTTATCGCTAACAATACTAGCCATATATGCACCAAAGGTAGGATGGTCGATATAATGCTCAGAGATAGGATAAGTAGAACCCCACAGAATATTGCATCCTGCTGACGCATCGTACTTCACAAGATAGTAGAGACGATGAGGAGTATGGAACATTACATGCCCCTTGCTCTCGTCAACGGTTGTGCCATCTTCGAATACAGCAGAGTTGCTGCGAGACAATTTAGCCATTCTTCCATCGTTAGTGAGCAAGTATCGACCGAGCGAAGATTTGAACTCGTTCCACTTTGTCTGGTTGCCGCAAACTCCCCATTGCGTATCACTTGTTTCTTTAAGATAAGTACCCCAAGCTATCAGTGAGAGGTCAAGTTGGTTAGTCTGAATAGACTTAGCCAAATCAGACAGCTTGATACGTCTGAGCGAGCCGCCAACCTCTATCAATAAGGTATCATCCTTAATCATTGATGATACTGCTGCTACTGCTGCTAGATTTTTCATATTTTTTTATTTTATATTATTTTAAAATTCAGTTACCTATCAGATAATCTCCATTCTCATCAACAAGAGGTTCAGAGCCATCAGAAAAGAAATCGAAGCTTGGCTTGTATTCAGCATCACATCTTATCTCCAGCTCATCATCAGCGGTTTCACCGAGACCTGTATCAGAGATATTGAAGCTTGCCGTATCGCCTTCTTGCCATTGTCTTGTCGTTGTCGCACCAGCATTCTCTGCAATCGTGCTCCAATTAAGTTTCAAAACATTAGCAGGGCATTCCACGATGTTGCCCTCAGAGTTGACAAGAGCAATCTGTTGTCGGTTATCAACTCCAGGAGATATATCAACGTTCTGACCTGCCGACACGCTGTATTTAGGGTACGTTCGGGAAACAGAGATTTGCTTGTTGCATACTTCCGTATCGCCTACAAAAGCCTTGATAACGTATGATGCCGAATCAATAAGTCTTAGGTCAATCGTTATATAACTGGTGTTAATCTCGACCACCTCATTCATTCCTACGCTTATCTGAACCATCGAAGAACCGCTCATCTTGTATAGCTTGATAGTGTAGCCAGAAGTAATGCTCTTTGCTCCCTTGTAGATATGGAGAGGAATCTTTCTCAGATAAGCCTTTTCATCAATGCAAGCGTTCCTAACTGCATCGGATGCAGCTATCATTTTATGAGCTACCTTGTAGTCGTACAGAAGCAATCTATCTAACATCGGATTATAGATGATAGTCTCATCATCATCCAATGCCATTGAATAAGCATCATCACTCTTAGATACCGTGTTCAGTACCACCTCATCGGTAAGGATAGGAACATTGACGTTGGTTCGATAGTCTACGATTTCAGCCTTGAATCTCAATGCAAATCGTTCTGCTACTGCAACGTTACGAAAGATGGTGAGGTCTCCACGTGTAGCACCATCTTGATTGATGGAATAGTCCGATGCTGCCCACACCTTGCTTATATCCTTGCCATTAACGAGCCACACCATGTTTGCAAGTACCGCATTGGCTTGCTGATACTTCCATGTACCATCGCTTGCGTAAGCTGTAATGTCTGGGTGCAAGACACAAGGTGTGTTGGCTCGGTTCGGCTCGTAGCTGCTGTTAACCACGTTATATACTTGCGTGGTAGGAGAACCACCCGATACGCACACGATTGATTGTGCTGTATTGAGTGGAGCGAAAGACCTTCTAATTCTTACTGCGCTGTTTGTTGCCATAGTTCATTCCTCCTATTTTACCAAGTTGCCGTGAATAAAACATAAGCATCATGCTCTGTACCGCCATAATCACTCTCAGATTTTGCGATTGTGATAACATTAGAGCTTACTTCCTTGATAAGCTCGTTGTTGTCCTTGTAGGCTTTGGCGTTCCACGCAACGTTGGTTGGCGTTACAATAGCATTTGTTCTTGTGTTCTTGATACGCCCTGTAATCGTTGCAGCCTTATCGCCTATGAGATTTGATACTTCCCCGACAATGACGTATTCGTCCGCATTATCGGTCATTACCTTACCAGCACGGAAACAAGCATTATGAGCATCTTTGTGGTAGAACTCGCAAGTAATGAGGGTAGAGCCGTTCACCATATCACGAGTAACCGTGAGTGTCTTATCACTTCCGAGTACTTCACCTGCCGAGTTCTTCCACTTGACAGAGAAGTCGGTAAGTTCCGTTGTGGATAACCACAATCTTGCCGAAAGTGTAGCCGTATTCTCATTCTGCGCATCTGTCAGTATCGAGCGGTTAGCTGTTATCCATCCCATATATGAGTTGTTACCCATTGGCTGTATGAGAATAGTAACGAATCCGCTAACGTCCTGAGTGCTGCTATCACCAATCTTTGCAGTTCCGGTATATGTGAGTGTGTCTGAGCTTGTAGAACTGCTTGATGCAAGGTTCTTGAATATTTTCAACCTTCCGTTTGCATCTATACCGAACTTGCCATCTCCTGTAAGCTGAAACGTACCGCTCGTACTTCCGCTAAACACAAGCAGAGTATCACCATACTGCCAATGATGGTTGCTGAGAGATACGATATTACCTTTCGCACTCTTAACCACAGGGGTAAGGATAGGTCGAGCCGTATCATCAGTTTCCCAGTTAGGGAAGGGTGTAGCGTTGTCATTATTTGCATCCACGCCTTGAAATAGAGGCTGTGTGCTCTCTATTGAGATTGACAAAGAATCGTTGTTACGAACTCTTCGTACAGGTATACAACCTTGTGCTGAGTAATCAGTATATGCCATCTTTATTCCTCCGTATTTTTAAATTGTTCCAACTCTTGCTCGGTCATAGCCTTACCACCGATATTCTTAACACGCTCATCCAAGGTATCACCTTGAATATTGTTGCTCATCAACACTTCCTTCTCGTTGAGAATCATCTTGCCGTGAGCAGTTATGTGGGTATGCAGGTTGAATCCGAGACCCAACGCTTGCACCTTGTCTAATATTACATACATCATACGCTTATCGTTCCTTTTGCTAATTCAACTTTATTACCCCAAAAAGCAGTGATGGTGAAGATACAGCTAGTAGAATCACCGATGTCATCATCATCATCCGTCCATGCTATATCTATCGTTCCATCAAAGTTCTTGACCTTATCCTTATTCTGCCAAGCCGCATCATTGACAGCATCACCACTATCTCGCACGATGTTCCACGATGTTACTTGGTCTGTAATATTCTCAAAACCACGTATCACGGAACATTCTACATGGTTTGTCTCGCCCTTGTCTATCCAATCTCCTGTGCTCTGCGTAATATTGAGTGTAGCATCAAGGATGGCATTCTGCGCCTTCCAGAAATCATTACCCCTTGCAGGTTCACTCGTTACATTTGTTCCTTCGGGTGCAACACAGAGCCATGTCGTTCCGTTGTGCGTCACTTGGTCGTAGTACACGTAGGTATCTCCTTGCTTCCAATCGCCACGATAGTTGATGGTCTTAATAGGTAAACCCTCAACGGTTACTATCTCGAAGTACTGAGAGTAGAACCGCACCTTCTTCGGACTTATTTCATAAACAAGGTTATCATTGCCGAGTGTGTAGCTGTGGACGTTAGTGTAGCCGACCTCTCTAGGAGCGTTATCACCATAGGTTTCTTTAACCACGAAGCTCATTCGGTTTGTGTTCGTGCGGTTACCCATGAGAACGATTGTGTCTCCAGCAGCAGGGTTATCACTACCTTCTGCCTTATCACTTGCAGAGATAACTATCCATGAGAATTTCTTTCCGTCATAGAGGATATTGTTGTTAGAATCCCTTATCTCTTCATTATCCGTAGACACATCAGTAATCTTACGCCAATAGAACTTGTTCGATACGTCCTCATATACGCCAGCCTTGATGTTGAACGTCTCACAGCGTACTTGGTCATCAACCTCAAACATATTCGTTGTAGCGGTTGTACCATCATCTGCTAAGAGATAACATTTCCAGCCTGTTACTTCGCCTTGAGCATCTGTTATCTCTCTTACCTCGAATATCTTTCCGGCAGAAGGAGAGAATACAAGATTGCCGCCTACATAGGTCAGCTCACGGATGGTAAGGTTATTGAAGTATGCCTTTCCCCATACACTGATGTCGGTAACATTCAGTCCGTATTTCCCGTCCTTTCGCTTATAGAATCCGAAACCTGACTGAGTTGCATCATCGTAATCAGCAGAGTTGAGTAAGTTAATGGTTACATTTCCATTTGCATCAATGCTGTATGCGTTGGAGTTACCGATAAGCAATCCACTAAAGAACTTCTGAACCTTTTCCCAAGTGATAGTACCGTGTGCGGTGTCATCGGTTATCTTTGAGATAAAGTGCTTACTTCCTTCTGTTGCAATCTGGCCCTTGACTTGTGTAGTTGTCAAGCCTGCACCAGTTCCTCCATTTCCGCTTTGGAGCGACGAAATCTGCTGCTGAATCTTCTGGATAGTACCAACCTCTTTATCCTCACGAAGAGTTATGTCGTATGTCGGTATCTTGCCATCTTCTTCCTTGATTGTGAGCTGATCTATGGATATTACACCGCCAATTCTGAGGTCAGTATCCTCAAACTCCATCAAGTCTCCGGCTTTGAGCGTATCATGAAGACTCTTGATAACTCCTGTAGTATCCTTTTCAGCAAGATCATGCTGTCTTGCCATGAAAATCTCATCAACCTTAGGCTGATAGACGTACCTTGTGTAGTCGTTCTTGTCAATGAATGCTATGGCGTATTTAAGGAGCTTCAGAGACGCAGCATTGACATACGAATCAGGAAGTGTGATGTCGGTAAGAACGAAATGGTCGCCTTTCTTGATAGGGTAGTCCTTGTATGGAAACCAAAGCTCAAGAGCGTCGTCCTTTACTCTTTCAATAGTAAGCCTCCATCTTCCATCAATCTTGGTTGAGGATGCTACCTTGAATGTTCGTCCGCCACACATACCATCCTTCATCGAGATGGAGAAGTCGTCATCCTTTAAGTCGTTGATATCAAAGTCGATAGCCTTTTTAAGATAGATATCAACATTCTTTACGGTTTCATTATCGCCAAATCTTCCGTCATCATCAGGAGCCACACCCTCATCAATCTCATCAACACGTACGCCACCGATTTCCATCTCTTCGATAGTAGGGTAGATTTCAATAACTCCATTTGTCTTATCATCTGTTTCAAAGAACTGCGATGCAGAACGAAGGCCAATCTGCTCGATGTTGATAGAATCGATGTATGGCCTGTGCGGATCTGTGGAGAATTTATGCTGTCTCCCGGTAGGATTCACGTACTTCTTCTCTTCATCCGTGAGTGTGTTATAGAAATCACTCAGCGATACATGAGGGAATCCAGGCAACATAAGTCTGTTGATGGACATGTTGTTCGGAAGATTCTTTGCGTACTCCTTCATGGATGAAGGAACTGCCTTCTTGTTGAGACCGGACGTGATATACATCTTTGTATTTCCGGCCTTGACCTGCGCAATAAACGCATCAAGCTTCTCCTTTGATTCCTCATCTCCGGTGTCAGTCTGTGTTCCCTTCAGCTCAGAATAGAATCTACATTTTTTAGAGTCGTATGCCTGTGTTACATAACCGGTAATCTCAGTTTTGAAATCAAATGTAACCTTAAGTACCCAACCGAGAGACTGCTCGCCAGTTTCCCCAGGAACAATATACTTTCTCGGATTCTTGAAATATGTTTCTATATAATCGAGGTCCAGTTCAAGTGTAACATTCGTGCTGGCCCCGACGACTTTCGTGATGTTCGCCACATACTTGACACCGAGGTCCGCATAGTAGTGAGAAGGAAGATTCTTCTCGGAACCATATGCTCTTAGTCTTGTAACGACACTCTGATCGGAATCAGCGTTCTGAACAATCTCATAGAGTCCATTGCCGAGTCCGTACTTGAAGATATGATTAGCCTGTATTCCGGTAGTACCGACATAGATGTTTCTCCCTCTGACGATGAAGTTTATGTCCCACTTCTCGTTCACAAGCGCAAGGGCTTGCCAACAGGTCTGCGAATCCACTGTAATAGACATCGATTCGATGACGTTATCGTCGGTTTTCTCACCATAAACCGACAACCACTCACTTTCAAGGGCTCCACGCTGAACGGAACGGTCCTTGTTTCGGGAGTAAATCTTCCAAAGACCTGCACCAATCTGCTCGTTTAAGCATGCCTGGATTCTGTCTAGCAAATCATCCAAAGTCTGCACATAGAATGGGAATTTCGGCAGGGCAGTGTAGTGAAGCTCGTTATCGTTCAATACCACATCGAGGAACTCTGCCCTGGCAAGCTCATCCTGCAATGCATTGAACTTTACGCTGTCATATACGAAGCCCTCACCGTAGGTGTCAGGTCTTGCCTGCTTATCTTTGCCCGGCTCGTAGTTGAGCTCGAATCGCTCGCCACGATAGACAATATAGTCGCCTATCTGAAAGTTGATAGGCACTTCATGCTTGAAGTTGATAGTCAAAAAACACTCACCCATCCAGGAATCAGAGTACTCCAATCCATGAACGGTTATCTGCTCTCCGTTAACGTCTGTCAGCTTCGAGCCATCCTTATGATAAATATTCCAAGCGCTCATCTGTATGCTATACTAAATTTGAAATATTGCCCTGTGTATCCTTAATCGGCTTAATATCAGTAACAGGGTCGTTAAACTTGAAAGTAATAGAGAGGACTAGCAAGTCCTCGTTATCCGGATCTCTATATAGGTTTGGATCAATATCCTTAAGTCTTACATGCTGTCTTCCGATTCTATTGAAGTCGCAATACATCTTCATCATGCCTGACTTGCGGATGTAATCAATAAAAGCCTTACATTTCTCGTTAGCGCCGAAAGCCTCGCCGTGGAACATAAACTTTACCTTATTCTCGTATGCCGCCATATAAAGTCCATCCTTTCCGATATATTCGTCATCACCATGCTCATCGTGCCACTCCCTTTTCGGTGGTTCCTTGACAGAATCGCAAGGCTTGAACGGGTTCTCGGAAACATACATGCCGAAGTCGGCGATGGAGTCCTTCACCTCATTCCCATCGCCTTCCTTCTGCATGTATATCCTGAAATAATCTTTCATACCTTAAATCAACTTTTTATATTTGCAAATATACAAAAAAATGCATAAACATGCAAGAGATGTCAAGATTAAAAAATGTATAAATATACGAAAGAGGGCGCAGAAATAGATCCGCGCCCCCGATTATTACTTCATCTTCAATGATTTTGTTCCGTTAAGAACTCTATTGAAGTTGTCGTTATACTCAACGAATATACTTTCAATCCTCTCGGCCGCATCCGCATTGCGTAACGTATTTCGAGCAATCGCATTGAGTTGTATCAGCTGAGACTTGGCAATCTCGCTCATCTCTGGATAATACTTAGCTTGTTCTTCTCTCATGACAGAGCAATCGAGCCTAATTGCGTTGAGGTATGAGGCAATCAAGTCTCCTGTTTCCTCCGTAATGCTCTTGACGGAGTTTCTCGATGATGAACTACTGTTGTCAGACCAGCCGTAAGTCTTCTTGAGATAATCTCTCGTTGCCTCGATTTGCTTTGAGAGCTCATCTGTGCTGTTCTTTACGTCGGAATACTCTGCTCCTGTGTATTCAGAAATAACATTTCCGTTGGAATCCTTAATCTTGTCACCATTCTCTGCGTACTCCTGAGTCTTCTTCAAAAGAGCCTTAATTTTGTCTCCATATATATTCTCAACCATTGAGCTCAAGATGGCGTCCTTTAATTTTCCTTCAAAGCCATCCACCAAGTCTTCATATCCATTGGCCATAGTTGACATTGCGTCACCCCAGGAAGACACCAAGTCAGAGAACTTGTTGCCGGTCAGTTTCTCTGTAAGAGCATCAATCATGTCATCGGCCTTCTCGCCATACTGAATGAGTTTTTCCAGGTAATCTCTGAAATCTGAGTCCATGTTAGCCCAAAGACCAGTGTAATCCTTCTTAATCTTCGACAATGTATCGGCGTTCATGTTGAGCATGTCTTCCATGCCGTTGAACTGGACTCCGTATTTCGAAGAGATTTCTCCGGCAACATCACGCCAGTTCTGACCATTGTACTTATATGAACCCTTCCACATTCTATATTTGATAGAGTGTGAGCCAGCTGACGCACCGGCATTGAGCCTCTTCTGCGCGATAACCTTAGTCTGCTCAATCTCCGCCTTAAGCATTTCCTGGGCTTCCTTGGATGCCTCTGTAGCCTCTGTACCCCAATGGATGTTCATGTACTCAGTCTTCTTGGAGATGAGAGAATCCCAAATTGAGGTCAGGTTGTCGTACTCAGCCTTCGCCTTTTCGTAACTGCTGTAGTCTGCGCCGAATGCCTTGATGAGCGAACCGCCAATACTCAACGCTGCGGAAGCGGCTGCTGCGTATGGACCAGCCCCCTCTAGGAATCCAAGACCCTTCATTTTACTTAGGGTGTCAAAGGCTCCAGCTGTACTTGCTGCCGAAGAGAATGCGCCTGATGCTCCACCAACAATTTGACCAAGGATTGAATCCTCTTCACCCATAGCCTTAAACAGATTGATTACCGGGTCAAGAACCGTATTGAGTGCCTGCATCTTCGTCGCAAGTTCAGAGATTGCTTTAGACGAGTCGGCGTACGCTGACTGCTGATCATTCTTCAGACTCGCCTTTGTTCTTACGCCGCCTGCGATACCAAGTCTAGAAGCATCCTCCTTACTAACGAATATCTTCGCAGTATCGTTCATACCGCCAAGACGCTCATTTATGAACTTCCCGATAGCATTGCCACGCTTAACTCCTCCGAATACACTAGGGAACGGATTTCTGCTAATCTGCTCATTTCTGAGCTTATCTAGGGCATCTCTGAGTTGTTTGATGGATTCTACAGATAAACCGGTAGTCATAGAAAACTGGTCTATCTTCTCGATCATAGAGTTGATTGTTGCCGAAGACACCCTGTCGAGGTCATCGAAGATAGCAACCCAATCAGATTCTTGCTTGAACTGTTCAAACTGGAGCTTTGCCAAATTCTCGTTGTGAGTCTTTGTGGCTCCTGCCTTGGCTCTGTCTCTCATCTGTGGGTCTTCGATGCCCTTGATGAGGTCAAGCTGTCTCTCGTATTTTCGGTTTTCATCCTCAATCTGCTGGGCGATGGTTGCATTCTTTTCAATAAGACTAGCCATCAGGTCGATGGTCTCCTTCTTGATCTTGTTGTTCTCATCTTCCAGTTTCTTGCGGATATCGTAAACACGAGTCTCCTCGCCATACTTATCCTTGACATTTTCAAGACTCATTTCCTTAACCTCATCCGTAGTAAAGTTGAGGCCGGACTGAACATTGTCGTGCTTTACCGCAATGTCAAGTTGTTCCTCCAGGAACTTCTTGTATGTATCAAATTGAACAGTTCCGCCGAAAGCTATGTTTTCTGAACCCTTCTTGTTTCCTGTCAGCTCATATATCTTCTTGTATGTCTCATACTGCTCAGATATAGTATCAAGTTGCTTATTGAGTACATTCAGTTCGTCTCTGCGCTGGTCTTCGAGAAGTTTTCGGTTTTCAGTTTGAATGCCAGCCTTCTCGTTTGCAGCATAGTCCAATCTGTCCTTTGTTGATGCAGGGAGAGTCCGCAAGAGCTCCTTGATAGAAGTCTCGTAGTTGGTGTAGTCAGAGATAGGGAACCTCTTCTTGTCACCAAAGATAGCTTCAAACTCTCCGTCATTAGCAAGCTGACCAAGAGCACCTTCTCCATAAAGCTCCTTAAACTTCTTGATTTCAGCATACATCTTCTTGTATAAGTCGATGCGCTTCCTCAAATCTTCAAGAGCCTTATCTGTCTGCGCGCCTTTTGATCTACGGCCACCGGTTTTCTTGTTTTTCTTCTTGTCTTCACCAGTAAACCATTCGCCCCAGTTATCATGATAAGCCTGCATCTTAAGTTCGTACTCCTTCTGCTTCTGTGTAAACTCATCGAGAGAAAGATTGCCCAGCGCAAGCATCTTCTTTCTGGTGTTGAGTTCCTTTTTGGCAGCAGTAATGTCCGACTCAGCGTTGCTCTTTGCTTTATTGTAGTCGTCTCCGGCATCCTTTCCCCAACTCTTGACGTACTTGTTCTTCTCATGATAGTCGTAACCACTACCCTTGAGATTCTTTTCGAGCTGCTGGGTGAGATCCGAGTCATCGTTCCTGAATACGAGATGAATGACAGCCTCGAATCTATCAGCCGCAAGCATTCGCTTCAATGCGTCTGATGCAAAAGGATAGTCTTTCTGAACCTGAGCCGCGGCATCCTTCATCATGTTTGAAACCTGGACCTTCTCTGCATCTGTCAATTCCTGGTTGTTGCGAATCTTGTCACCAATCCAAGGAAACGAAGTGTTTACAGCGTTATCGAGAGCGTCCTTGAATTTATTCTCGTAGAAGCCAGTTTCAACACCCATCGCATTAAGAACGTCAGCACGGAACTGATCAGAAACATCCTGGTTCCATCCCTGTTTTGCAAAGAATGACGAAAGAATCTGATTAGCCTTACCCTGTAACTTTGGGCTGTTGCTGATATCTCCAAGCTCATCAATGAGATAATCGCGCATAGCTTTCACCTCATTCTTATATTTTTCTTCCCAGGAGTTGAAGCTAGCGAAGTCGGATTGTGTGGCATTAATCATATTCGCCTTTGCGGATGCTGAAGAGAACGCTTCTGCTATTTCCTTTGCAGAAGACAGCTTCTCGTCTAATCCCTTATAGGTGTCTTCGTTAGAAAGAGATTTCTGAGTGCTCTCCTCAACCTGTTTGAGAAGGATGAGCTGTTCTTTGAGATACTTAAGTCTATCCTCATTCGATTTCTTTTCGAGAAGGCTCATCGTGAAAGCATTCTCCTTTTCAGGAGCAATCTCCTTTAGCTTTTCCTTATATGTGTCAATAAGGTTTTCTATCTCTTTCTCGTCGCCATCCTTAATAGCTTTATCCGCATCGTTATCGCGAAGAAACTCGCCAATCTTAGTGTATCTGTCTTTTAGTTCGTCAGCCGTAGTCTCCATGTCTTGCTTCAGCTGCTGATGCTTCTGCCAGTAGTATGCAAAGATTGCAGATCCGGCAGAGATAGCGATTCCAGGAAGACCGCCAAGAAAACCGATGATAGAACTAAATCCGGACTTCAAGCCTCCGAGAAGCAAACCTCCTGCTGCTCCCCATTTGCTAGGGCTAGCCAATCCCTTCAGAATTCCACCAAGGGAGATTCTGTTTACCTGCCCCTCCTGCTTTGTGAGAGCCATACCTTGCTTGTACATCTCCTTGGTTATCTGTCCGGTAACATACAAGCGTCTTAGCTCAGCTTTTGTTATCGCATTTGCCTTTGCGAGTGCCTGGATATCCTGAATCCGAATCTGATTTTTATACTGAAGAATCTGTTTCTCCACGGGAGTTATTTTTTCTCCACGCAAAAGCTTGAGTTCAGCTTCTTTCGCAATATTTCCCTTTGAGTTCAGTATTCTTTTCCCGATTCCGCCCTCCAAGGTCTTTACTCCACGCATAAGAGCAGGTCCGGCGAATGCTGCAACCATAGCAGGACCTAAGACGTGAATTTGCTGCACGAGATTGGTAACAACATCAAGGATACCCTTGAAAGTTCCACCTATAATATTCTTGCCGTTAGCAAAGTCGGCAAGAATGATTTCCCAGGCATCTTTCAGCTTGTTATATCGACCGAGCAGAGTTTCACTCAGAACCTGCTGCATGTTGTAGAACTGACCGCCTGCATCAGTCATCTGCCAGAAGATAGACTTTACGTCATCAAAGCTAACCTCTCGGCTTGAAATTCTGGTCTTAATCTCTGATGTAGAGACATTTCGACCCTCCTGCTTAGAGTAAAACTCTGAAAGTTTATTAAGAAGAGGAATACCTGCATAGGCAATCTGGCGAAGCTCCTTGCCATCTAGCCAACCACGAGCCTGAACCTGACCGAACGCCAAAGCAATACGATCGAAGCTGACACCAAGACCGGAAGACATATCAGCAAGCCTCTTGGTTGTATCGTAAAGCTGGTCGTATTCTACGCCATACGCAGCCAACTGCTTAACATCTCGGTTCAATTCAGAGAATGTAAATGGCGAATTAAGAGCGAGTTCCTTAATCTGATTGAACATTGTATTCGCATTCTGCATATCACCAAGGATTGACTGGAGAGCAATATGCTGCTTCTCCATCTCACCACCAGTAGTGATGATGCTCATAGCGAACTGCTGTGCGCCGAACACAAGACCTCCCTGCAAGAAAAGTGACTTCAAATCCTGTACGGTTGAATTCAACTTTCCTGCATGACTATTAGCCTTCTCGAAGCCACGAACCAAATCAGACTGAATCTTTGCACCAGTTTGTGCTATTTCCTGCTGATGTTTTCTCTCCAGATCTAAAGCCTTTTGTTTTTGGCTAATAGCGGATTCCATACTTCTAATAAGAGGAGAATAGTCGCTTGTTCCTCGTCCCATTGAGAATAAATCTCTTATAGAATACCCACTAAGATTAGCCATAGCTCCTCGAAGAGTATTAAGCTCGCTTGTTATTTGCGAAAAAGCAGCCCTAATACGAGCCAAATCTTCTGTAGATAATGTATTCTTGCCGCTACCAAACAACCCTTGCAGTTGTATTCTTTGTGCTTCGAGTTCCTTAACTCTATCACGTACAAGGGATTCTGCCTGTTTCCTAGATACTGAAATTGCTTCTCTTCTAGCCTGGTTAGTTCGCTCCGTCGCTTCTCTTAGCCTATTTTCGGCAGCAATCATTTCTTCATTACGGCGTACGATAGCATTTCGCAACTCAGCGAGTTCTCTTTCCCTGACAGCTAACTCCTGTGCAGCCTGTGCTTCATTTTTCATCGCAACAAAGTTACCGTGCTCGGTTGACTGTCTGTCTCGCTCCAAAATCGCGGATTTCAGTTGCTGCATTTCCCTGTAACGCTCATTAAGTTCTTGCGCCTGTTTCGATTCGTTAACAAGCGTCACGAAAGCCCCTTGAGCTTCCATTTCCTTGTCGCGTCTTAAGATATCTTCTTTTAACTTGGCAAGTTCATTGTATCTATTTGTTAAATCAAGTGCAGCCTGTGCTTCATTTTTCATCGCAACAAAGTTACCGTGCTCGGATTGTTCCTTGTCTCTACGAAGAATGTCTGCTTTTAGTTCCGATAACTCCTTCAGTCTTTTGCTGAGATTTGCAGTTTCCTGAGCCTGAATGCCCATTTGGGCCGCTATATTTTTAAAATCCTCAGCGATTTCTTTGCTATTCTCTCTATTAAAGTTCTTAAATAACTTCTCAGCAGACTTTCTTCCGGACTCAGTTTTTAGATCCAACTCCGAAAGTGCTTCTGAAATTTCTTTCAGTTTTGACCTAACATTGCTGTCTTTAATGTTTAAGTCAAACCACAAGTCACCTAAATTTCCACCTGCCATATCCTGAATATTTTAAAATTAGAGTTTATTGTTTAAGTAATCAGCAAGACTTATCTTCTTGCCAACGAGGCTTCCCTCGTTCTTCTTTTTCTCCATCCACCTGTCGTAGAGGTCATCCATCTCCTTCTTGGTGTGCTTCTTCGGACGACCTTCCTTCTTGGTCTTAGGATAGACGACAAGAGGCTGGTCTGCAACCATTAGGTCAATCTGTGCTGATGAATAGCCCCACCAGTAGTCGTAGGCTGCAATGAAGTACTTGCGCTGAAAGAGGAAACCGAACTTCTCCGCTAGTGAGAAGGCTGCTCCCCAGCTTGTTCTGCTTGGATAGCTTTTGCTTCGCTCCTCGTCATCGTCATCATCACGTCCGTCATCCCGGTCGCTAATATGGTAGCCAGTGAGAATGCGTTCGATGGAATTTTTTTTTTAGAAACATCGAGAACTCTCAGAACCTCGGCCACGTCCACATCATTGATGTAGTAGAGCCAGCGCCAGTAGATCCAATACAGAAATCTAATCTTCCAGATGTTGTTGAGGAGAATGCAGACGCAAATCTTGACGTTGCGTTTCCATTCGTTCTTCTCCTTCGCCCTGATATGAGAACACCTGCTCATGGTTCCCTTGCGAAGCCAGCCGAGCCTGTGCTTCTTTCCACGGAACACGAACTCGGTAGGCTCGTCGTGCAGCACGCTGTCAAGCAACTCCTGCAAGTCCACTGAAGGCTGCTCTATTTTATTTTCTTCTGCCATGATTGTATGCTATTAAATGAAGAAGGGCGGCACGGCTGTTGATTAGCCTGCCGCCCAACGGTTTGTTATCCTGAATCTAATTACCTAAAGAAGCCTTTTCTCTTGATTAACCGCCAATGCCTGGTTCACCAGCAGCTGGAGCCTTAGTAAGCCAAGCGATGCTACGCTTACCTGCACCCTCAATAGAACCTGAGAACTTGAATGCAACTGGCTCAGTACCAGAGTTATCCCACTGCAAGGTAGCGTAGAGAGCGATGTTGGTAATAACCATGAGGTTCTCCTTCTCGTCGTCAACAATAACGATAGTACCCTTGATCTTGAACTTCTTAGGCTCAACAGCGATACCTGTAAAGCCGGTAGTAGCGTCGAGGGTAGCGTCACCTGTACCCTTCAGAGTAACCTTGGTCAGCTCGGTGATAGCATCCTTACCGAACATAATTGTCAGCAAGTCCTTTGCCTTTGAAGGAACAACGAACTCTACATTGAAGTCGCCGAGCTCTGCTGTAGTTGCCCAGTCGCCTGCAAGACCGATAACCTTGTAGTGGTTGATGGTTGGGTCATCCATAGTCGCCTTCAGCGAGTCAACGGCAACCGGAAGCTCAACCTCTGGGGTGATGTCAACTGTAGCCTTGCTCAAATCGGTAATAGCCTTTGAGTAGAGCAGAGTTTTAGGACCATTGAAAATGTCCTTCATCTTGTCAATAGTTGTCATAGCCATAATCTAAAATATTTTAAATTGTTATACCTGAATACTTATTTCGTACGTAACCTTCCCTGTATGATCGTCACGGAAAAACCGGCGCCATCGTCTGTTTGTAGTGTTATACGAGGATTTGAAACAATGAGATTTTTTGTAGAGATTGGAAATCTGTCCATAATCTCCTGGACTTTCTCGTCAACGCTAGATACATCGAATGTATTTGGATTGCTTGCTGAAGCTTTATCGCGCACATACAATTCGATTTGAGCTGTAGTGGTGAAATCGTTGTAAACTCCACTTGAGTTCATCTCATTGTTATAGATACTAGATGGGAAGTATACCACGATATAGCTGTTGATTTTCGTATCAACTGCCTTTGGTCGGCTCCGGGAGTAGAGCTTGTCGCAAATTCCCTTCATTGCATTACCGACATCGAAATATAGAGTCTTAATACTAACCATATCTTACATCGATCTAAAGTATCTAACCAAATATTCTCTAAGAGAGGTAATCACGTCGTGACCTCTCTTAACCTCGACAAACTTAGCATAATCCACACCGGCAACAAGGAGCATCTGCCATGTAGCATCGTACTTTCCTTTGTTGTGCTCCCTGGAAACAAGTTCATCCCACGCCGCGTTTGGACCATATTCACCACCTTCTCCGTATTCACCCTTGTAAGGTCTCCTTCCGCTGTCTTTGAAGGAGAACGAACTGCGATAATACTTATCAAGGTTGTATCTCTCTCCGGCAGCAAGGGTTACTCGGGTTGGCTCTGGGCCAGGAGCATAATGAATCGACTGCAATGAGCCGTTGTAATATGTACCGATGGCTGTTGACTTGTACAAGTTACCGGTTACGTCATCATAGTTTCGAGACTTGTCAGCAGCCTTCATTGTCATTTCAGCCGCATGTTCCATCTTCTGCTGCATCTTTGCTACAGCCATCTGACGGATTTTTTTCTCGACCTGTAAAAACTGACCTGATAAACTTGTCATAATCTAAACCCTTGTCAAACTCCAATACACAACAGTCCTGTTATTATCCGGCTCGCAGTCCTTTACCATACCTATCTCGGTATTGTTACCGACAGTGGAGTAGATGGTGTCGCCGTCAAGAGGACATTTACCAGCATCCCATTCGTCATATCTGACCGGAATCGATGCCTTCCTCTTGTTCTGGTCGACGTTCTTGTCTCCCTCTGTAGTGGTATCTGTGTAACTGCGGCCTTCGCCATAGTAGAGAATGATTTCCTTGTCCTCACCAACTGGAGCATCATCATCGGCGAACGGGTCATCAGGGTCGGTCTTTCCGACGACCTTCCTCACGATCTTGATGATGTGAGGGTATCTTGGGTTTCTGATGTTTTCCTTTTCCATACGCCTTATTTGATGATGTGAGGGAGAGGTTCTCCCCAAGGAGAATAATTCGCCCTCTTTACTCCGTGGGAGGTCACCCGGAAGGTGGACTTCTTCTTGAGCATCGAATCAGGCTCCAGCTCCGCATAGATAGCGTTAGCCTCTGCCTTCATCTCGCTCCTGTCGTTATCCGACATATCATAGCCACCTCCCGAATGAGTCCATCCGTTATCGGAGTCGGAGGTGTTGTTCACCTTGCTCGGACCAAGAACAAACCATTTCAGCATGTCGGCATAGGCAAGTCTCACCTTGTCCTTGTCGCAGGCTTCGAGGTCGATGCCATTTTCAAGCTCCCTGTCGTGCATGATGCCCAACAGAGCCTTTATCGGCATCTCGAACTTCACCTTATTAATAAGGTAGTCGTTCACAGTGTAAATGTTCATCTCCGAATCCATAGTCATACAATCTAGTTACGTTAAAGAATTAACCCTTCTGGGTGATGTCGATAATCCAACGGTAAGGAGCATCGAGCATAGCAGGAACAGAAGCGAGGAACAAGTCTGTCTTGAACTCCTGGAACATACCGTTTGCGGTAACCATGTTACGGAGCAGACCGAGACCGTTGTTTGTCTGTGCCCAAGCTACATCCACGAGCTTATTGCCGAGAGTATCGAAGATTCGCTTGTCGAGAATCTCCTTGCGCATGAAACGCAATGGCTTACCAGCAGGGCGAAGAACGACTGTTCCGTCTGCCCAACCACGAATCTCGGTAACTGTTCCGTCGAAGCGCTTGTTGTGCTCAACCTCATCGACAATCTCGATAGGAGAAAGACCATTGAGGTCAACAACAGACTTCAGGAACATTGCGTTGTTCGGACCGTAGTTCTGCAATACTGCCACAAAGTTAGCGTTCGCCCAGCTCTTGTACAGCTCGGCAATCTGCTTGTTCTTTAAGAAGACGTTGTTGTAGTCGTTCTTGGTCATCTGCCATACGAGAGGTACACTGCGGTACTCAATATGACTGTTGCGCCAATCCTCCTCAAACTTACGCATCTGTTCGAGCAAGTCGCAGTTCGCGTCGTTCCAAGCAAGCTTGCCTGCCTTCTTGAAGTTCTCGGCTGGAACCTTTGCGTCATACAGGGGCTCCTGGATACCGCGACCGATCTTGTCGTAGTCGATGACACCCTTAGAACTCAACTGTGCTGACATGTATGTCATAGTCATGTCAAGAGAGTCATACAATACCTGAACCTTGTCGAGATAAGCATCAACCAGGTCTGCATCGTTGCCGAACTCATCCTGGAGAAGCTTCATCTTGTGATAACGCTCTGTCGCAGTCTCACGGAAGCCGTCAGCAGCGAAGTCTGGGATTGAAGCGGTATACCACTCAATACCCTCGTGGTCGTTCTGATAGCCCTCGCCGAGAGGGGCACGGAGGTTCATCAAGGTTGCAGGGTTCAAAGTGCGAAGACGAACCTTGAAGGTTGCGTCGCCATTATTAGATGTAGGGGTGAGGTTTGGATCAATGTCACCCTGTGTCAGATACCAGCCGTTGTTACAGCGCAATACGCCGTCACGATTGACGAACTTCTGAAGGTAAGTGTTGTTACCCTTACCAGTGAAGAACTTCGCAAGCTGCTCGACACCAATATCAATTTTTGCCATAATCCTGAATCAATCTTTTTACGTTAGACAATAGGTTAAATGTGCCAGAACTCTGGGTAGAGTGACTTGTTCATCTCCTTAACGGCAGGAGGAACAGGACCCATGCGGTCAAGCCACATAACGCAGTCTGGATTCAACATACAGAAGTTGTTGTTGTTGCGAGGCTGATGATACTTGTCTCCGCCGGCATTGAAATAAGGAAAATCGTTGTCGCTCGGAGCAAAGCAGTTAGGGTTGGTCACCATAGGCAATACGAATTCGCCTGCACTTGCAGCCTCAACCAATACGTCACCTACCTTCAATGTGCCGAGAGCAGCAGAAAGAGTAACCTTCCAAACGTCACCTGCGGTATCATCAGTAGTAGCCTCGACTGCTGAAATAGTCACACCCTTTGCCTTTGTCTTGAAGTCCTTCTGGCCGATCATGATGTTGTCGCCTGGGAATGGAATGTGAACGAATCCGTTGCGAACGATGTAGATTTCTGTATCGGTCTCAGCGGTTGTAGCCTTTGCTACACCGTAAGCCTTCAGAATCTTGAATGTTGCACCAGGACCCTCGTTGCCAGCTGTAAAACCAAGGTCGTGCTCAATCAAGTCACCGGCATAAATCTTAGCCTGACCCTTGAACGGATTGACGAGCTTACCACCAATAGGTGGGTGAACGAAGGCATTCTTAATGAGCGCCTCAAGACCGGCAAACACATATCGGGTTCCGCCGACCTTACCTTCTGTCTGAATGATGGTCGCACCGTGGTTCAGCATGCCACGAGTACCCATCTGTTCCATGTAGGAAATAGAAGTGTTGTCCATAATCTTTTTACCTTTTTAAAATTGTTATCCTGAAATTACTTCTTGTCTTCACCGCCGAATCTCTTCTTTCGACGCTCGGCCACTTCTTCCATAAACTTGTCATCATCTGTGGACGTGCCTCCGCTAGACGCGCGACTGCCTTTTGCAGGAATACCGTTTTCACCGGTAGCCTCCTTGTACTCTGCGGTGTAGATTTTCTCAGCCTTAGAAACCAGGTCGTCGATGTCGACATCTTCGTCCGGAATCTCCAGCTTTGCGATTGCAGCATTGAGGAAGTAGTTCTTCATTTCAAAGTTTGCCTTGTCGAACTTATCCTTCAAACCTGCCTTTACTGACTCGATGGTTGCCTTCCTTGCAGCCTTCTTGTCTCTTTCTGCGTTAGCCTTTTCGAGAGCTTCGAGTTTCTCAAGCAGCTTGAAGTATTTGTCGTCAGGATCGTCATCCTTGTTAGCCTCCTTGCGCTTGCGCTCCTCTTCCTCTTCCTTCTTCTTGCGTTCAGCTTCCTCCTTGCTCTTCTTTACCTCGTCAGAGATATTCTTGTGCAAGTTGCCGTTGATACGCTTCAGACGGTTTGCTAACTTGGTAACCAACTTGGAATTTGCTTCCTCGTCATCACCGAAATCTTCCAAAACATCATCAAGTTCCTCATTGATGGTCTTTTGGCTAAGTTCTTTGAACTTGGTGGTATCAACCTCCTTGTTCACTAATGCTAAGAGTTCCTCTCTTGTCATGTTGTTTGTTGATTTAAAATGTTATCCCGAAAGTGGTCCCTCCACCTCGAAAACGTATAAATATACCTTTTATTTTGCAAATATATGAATAAATATGCAATTATCCAAGAAAAATTGTATATTTTTGCAGTATTAAATGTATATTTATGCAAAAGGAAGTATTTTCAGGATTAAAATTGGATAACGGTGAGCCTATTTATACTCAAGAGTATATCCAATCATTAAGAGACGCCGATAAGAAGCATCCCGACAAGCTGAAGATTATAGCTCAGCGTGGCGGTCAGGAGCGCATGCTGTCTATTGATGCAGATATTAAGATAGTTGGCGGCTCGCGAGGTGGACCTCTGGATGAAGACACGAGAGTGTTAACTACTAGAGGATTCATTAAAATCAAGCATCTTAAATATGGCGACACCGTAATAGGACATGACGGTAAGGGACATAGAGTATTAGGTCGAATCGATTATCCTGATAGAGATTGCTACGAAATTGAACTATCTGACGGATCGAGTGTAGTATGCTCGGATGACCATATCTGGAATGTATCTATCGATGGCGACAGGAGATTTATACCACATCTTGCCTGTGAGATAGCTAGTTACATCAACGAAGGCTACGACATCACTATTCCCTGCGTAAAACCTGTAGAGTTTGATGAAAAGTTCGGCCTAGCCTCTGTCGCTGAGAGAACTGAGTCTTTAAGACGTATCATCGAAACATCGGGTAGATTTTCCGGAAAATACTGGAAGAAGACTTTCAAGACAAGAAAGAAAGCATTCGATTTCAAGTATCTGGTTGATAGTCTCGGTTCTGTTTGCTACGTAAAAAGGAAGTCAAACAAGAAATGGGAGGTTCGATTCGATTACAGAAAGAAGGAATTAGAGAGGAGGATTGTCAGCTGTAAACCGGTCGGCAAGCGAAACTGCTGTTGCATCGCCGTTGAGAATCCGGACTCACTATTCGTTGTCGAGGACTTTATCGTCACTCACAACTCCAAGTCCTTCTCTTCCCTTATGGAAGTTCTGAAGGATATCAAAAATCCAGATTTTCATGCAACAATTCTTCGTAACGAAAAAGACGACTTGCAGTCCTTGGTGACAGACTCTTACAAATTGTTCTCCCAATTTGGAACTTACAATAAGTCACAGAACGATATGACCTGGAACTTCGACAACGGAGGATGGCTCAAATTCTCGTACTACGCAGGAGCCTATCAGGATTTCAAGACACGATTCCAGGGGCGCCAGTATGCCTATGTCTGCATCGATGAGGGTACTCAGTGTCCATACAAGAAGTTCAAGTACCTATTGACCAACAACCGAAACGCAGCTCACATACGAAACCGATTCTGGATTACCTGTAACCCTGACCCGGAATCATGGGTGCGAAAGTTCATCGACTGGTGGGTTGACGAGAATGGATACATAATACCGGAGCGAGATGGAGTTATCCGCTACTGCTTCATGGATGGTGATACACCGGACTCTATCTACTGGGGTAACACGAGAGAAGAGGTATACGAACAGTGCAAGGGCATCATCGATAGCCTCTGGAAGGACAGCTACGAGGAACTTGGATACACGAAGCTCGAAATGTTCATCAAGTCGGCAACATTCGTTCGCGCTGACGTATCAGAGAACATTAAGCTTATCTCTACCGATGCCTCATATCTCGCCAACCTTGCCCAACAGGACGAGGAACAGCGCATGCGAGACCTGGAAGCTAACTGGAACTGGAAAGCTGCCGGTGATGACATGATCAAGATGGAAGACCTTGATGAAATCTACGACAATGCAGAACAGATAGGAGATGGAAAACGCAGAGCTTCTGCCGATATCGCATTCACCGGAGGCGATAACTTCGTAATGTGGCTTTGGGAAGGATGGCATTGTAAAGACTTGGTTGTTCTGAGGCTGGACCCTAAGACACTCGTTTCGGTAGTTGAGGCCAAGCTGAGAGAGTGGGGTGTCGAGGAATGTAACTTCACTTACGATATGCAGGGTATCGGTCAGTACTTTAAGGGATTCTTCAAGGATGCCGTCCCATTCAACAACCAGGCAGCACCTATCGCTAGGAATCATCAGGAAGAAGAAGGAATCAAATACCTATATAAGGATTTGAAGTCTCAGTGCGCATGGTTATTCTATAAGATGATAAAAGAGAAGCAGATTTCCATCGACTCGGCCCTGCTTGAAAGAAAGTATTCAGGAAACGGATTTGACAAGGTTCCTCTCAGACAGATTCTTCAGAAGGAGCGTAAGATGCTCAGACGTGACGAGAATAGCGATGATAGGGGATTCAAGCTATTACCTAAGAAGATTGCCAAGAAATATGTCGGGCACTCGCCTGACTTCTTTGAATCTTGGTTCTACGTAATGATATTCAGTTTAACAAAAAAGAAAAATAAAAAGGTAAAAGGATTATGGATGCTATCAAGGTAACAAATTTCAGAAAGATTCTCGTAAAGAAGCCTTTCTTTGAACTCACGCCAAAGGGGTACATGACCCACGATGGCTATTGCAGAAACGAGGTGTCCGATAATGAAGACCCTCAGATGCCGCAAGATACATTATACAGAGTGGTTAAGACTCAGAAGGACTTCCTTCGTGAGTTCTATCCTACGTCACACAAAATCTTCGACAAGGATCTCTACCCTGACATCTGGAGAAAGAACCCGGAAGACGGGAAATGGTATGTCCAGGAGATTCAAAGAACGGCATTTGCTTTCCAGCAAGTTATTCATACGAAGCACGTCCTCCATATGACAGGTAACGATATTCAGTTTGAGCTTGCCGGTGATCCTGAGATGAAGAAACAGGAAGTGTATATTAATCTTCTTGCCAAGTTCAAGAAGGGATGGTATATGCACGATATGGAGATTCGTCACTATGAGGCAGTAAGTTCGTACATGAAGGTTGCTGAGGCTGCTGTAGTCGGATTCTTCGATAAAAACAAGAAATTCGGTACTCGCACATTGGCTTTCGATAGAGGAGACACATTGTATCCTCAGTTCGACCCTCTTACTGGTAAACTCGTTGTGTTTGCTCGCAAGTATTACGACTTCGACGAGGAAGGTAATGAAAAGATTGAATGGGTAGAGGTGTGGGATGACAAGACTTTCTACCGCTTCAAGAAGCAAGTTAACGAAGGCAAGGTCAAGGAGACTATCAAGAGAATTGCCAAGATATTCGGAATCGACGACTACACTTGCGTTGAAGAGAAAGCTCACGGCTTCCCATTTATCCCTGTTGCATACGTAAGAAATGATGACGGCCCATGCTGGTCTGTTGTACAGAAGAACATCGAGGACTACGAGGAAGCTTTCTCTTATCTCTGCGAGAACAACAAGGCTTACGCCTTCCCTATAATGAAGTTGAAGGGCGATGGTGACGACATTACCGTTGTTGGAGATACAAACGGATCAGCTAAGATGATTCAGATTACCGATACGAATGGTGATGCTGACTTCATTAACGGAACAGACGCTTCCGATGCATTTGCGACACAGCTCAACAAGTCGTATGACCTCATCTATGAGCTTTCGTTCACAGTAAAGCCACCGGAGCTGAAGTCGGGTGACCTTCCGGGCGTAGCCATCAAGCTGCTCTATTCTCCTGCTATCGAGGTTGCTGAGAACGATGCTAAGAAGATGCATCCGTTCCTGGATCAACTTGTTCGTATCTCAAAGTATGGTATCGGAGTTGAAGAAAACTGCATGGCCACTATGACCGGTCTTCCTATTCACGCTTGGGTGGAAATCTATGTGCATCAGAACAAATCTGAGATTATCACAAACTTGGCAACGGCTGTTCAAAACGGCTTCCTATCTAAGCAGACTGCATCTGAGCGTTGCCCAGACTTCCCAGTTAACGATGAATACGACCGCATTATGCGCGAGAAGAAGGAAGAGGACCAGCAGGACCTCCTCATGGATATGCAGCGTGCGGATAACGAAACAGAGAATGCCATCGAGGAGCAGAAGGCAACGGCGAAGATTCAGAATGGAGGTAGCGGAAACGTACGTACTGGTCGTGGCGCCGGCAGACCGAACAAAAGCGGGACAGACTGGGATGAGAACGGCAACTGGCCGGGCCGTAACAACTGGAAGACCGTAAAGAAGTAAGCCTATGGATGAGTTAAAACGTTCTGTCGATTACAGCAGAAAGCGCTTGCAGGCAATCCGAAACTGCGAGGACCATGTTGCAGATATTCTCTGGAAATCGACACAGAAAATAATTGCCGCAAGTAAGCGATACAGAGGTGCGGACAGGCTCACAAACGAGTCAGCCCTGCTCTCTTACGCCAAGAATGTTACTGCTGATGCAGAGGAGAGTATCAATAGCTACATCTCTGCTTACTCCAAAGCTTCATGCAAGATTCTCGGGATTGACAGCGAGAACATAGAATCATTTCTCGTCAGCGACATCTACGGAAAGACGACATCCGAAAGGAACGCCGTCTATCTTGGAAACTTTGCTGAAGATATTGTAAGGATGATCAAGGCAGGAACCTTGATGGGATATTCAGACCAGCAGCTCCTGTCTTCCATCCGTACAGGCTATAAAGACCCATATCACACATCAGTCATCACCAAAGCGAAGAGAAAGGATATCAACATCGATGTTCCTTCTTACGGAAAGGGCTACTACAAGAACGCCTATCAGAATATCGTAAGAAATGCTTCTCAAGTGATTGCTTTGGCGTGGGGACAGGCAGAGCAGGAGTATGGACAGGAGAACAAGGCTATCGGATTTCTTGTCAAGAGAGGCAGTTCATATCCGTGCGAAATCTGCCAAAATGAAGCCGATGCCGGCATCCATTCTTTCAAAGACCCATATCCACCGTTCCATGTTTCGTGTTGTTGTTACACTTTATTTGTATTCAAGGATAATAAAAAGAAATGATATGATAAATTCTGAATTAAATTTCACTTTAGAAGAAATTCTTCCGAAATTCCCTAAAGGATTCCAGAAGAAGATAAAGCACTCTGTAGAGCTGCTGAGAAAGGCTGAAAAGCTTGCACTGGCATACTCACCGAACGAAGGCTTTTATCTATCGTTCAGTTTAGGCAAGGATAGCCAGTGCCTGTATCATATTGCCAAGATTGCAGGTGTGAAGTTCAAGGCTCACATGGGTCTTACGTCTGTTGACCCTCCCGAGGTAATCAAGTTTGGCCGTGAGCAGTATCCGGACGTAGATATGATAAAGCCTAAAATCAGCATCTATAACCAGGCCCGTAAGGAAGGCGTGCTTCCGACAAGACTGATACGATGGTGCTGTCGAGTCTATAAAGAAGGTATTGGCGCAGGTAACGTGGTTCTCATAGGCATCCGCCACGCAGAAAGCAGACAGCGTTCGGGTAGAAGTGAGGTTGAGATTACCAACCATAAGTATAGAGGCTCCCTAGAAGGTCTTGACGAGTTCCGTGATAAGAGGAACAGTCAGAAGCGTGGCCGTCCAACCCGGTGGGGCATCCACGAGATTAACATCACCAATGCCAGTGATGAGCGTACCATCGGCTGTATCCGAGGCTACGAATCGCTCCTCATCTCTCCAATCATAGAGTGGACCGATGATGAGGTATGGTTATTCTTGAATACACTCGGTATTAAGCATTGCAAGCTGTACGACGAGGGCTACTATAGGATTGGCTGCCTGTGCTGCCCTATGCACAACTATAAGCAGAAACTTGCCGACTGCAAACGCTATCCGCATATCTATAATAGCTGGATTAAGGCCATCAAGGATATCCAGGCTAGCGGAAGGATGATAGACGAAGGATTGTCGTCAGAAGAGGTGTTCGACTATTGGATATACGGCAAGTCTATCAATGTATGGAGAGAACACCGCAGGCAGCAAACGTTGAACTTTTAAATATCAAGATTATGATTGAAGAAACAAAAGGATACACGTTATCCGTCGATACGTACAAGAAGGCGAAGGCTCTCAAGATGAAGGACCCTCGCTATTACATCTACGCCAGTCTCCGTGGCTCAGGAATGCCTATCCGTGACAGTTGGGCCATCGCATTCCAGGGCGAGGGACTCAACTGGGAGAAATCCTTCCTCGAAAACGAGATGAATAAGCTAGAAGCCAAGGAGTCCGTTCAGAAGAGAATCGCAGAGGTACAGGGCAAGAAAGCGAAGAACGAGAACGCCGATGAGCTCACCCAGGAGGAACTTATTAAGGCTACCTCGAAGGAAGAGATTCTGAGAAACCTCGTTATCGCTCAGCGCAAGCAGAAGTTTGGCTCTCCAGAGTGGCAAAAGACGACTGCCATGATAGCCGACTACTCTAAGATTAAGCAGGACGAAATTGATACAGAAAATAATGTGGTCCACTACTACATTCCTCTATCAATGCCTCGATGCTGCGAGGACTGCATTATCTTTAAAAATGGTCAGGCGACTTTCCAAAAGAAGAAGAAATAGTTAAATTCGTGTTAAAGTAACTTTGTTTTACTAGAAATTCAGCAAAACCAAGTACCTTTGCAAATAATTAATGTTCACAGATTCTTTCTGCTGAGCATAATTCAAATTATTTTGGTTAACTAAGAGGGGCAGTGTCTTCACAGATACTGCCCCTCGCTTTTTAAAACAAATATATAAGTAGAAGAAAACTTTGAAGTCAATTAAGGATACTTCTCTCCGGTAACCAACTCAAGTATACCCTTAAGCCTATCATTAAGAAGGTCGTCATTGAATACAGGAAGAACACCGTATGGAGGCAGTTTCTTAGTCTCTGCGGCCTCCAAAATGAACTGGAGCGCCTGTACTGAGGAAGTGTGGTCTTGAACGACCTCAAGCAATTTATCGCTCATCCTTGCCTCCTTCCTTCTTAATCTGCTCTGCCATTTCAAGAAGAGTCTCGGCGTGCTTATCGCGGTCGATAACTTCCTGTACGGCCTCATCGCTCTCCTTGCGAAGCTGCTCTTCAGTCTTACCATCGTCGGCAGCAGCGTTTCTTCTTGCAGCCTCACGAGCAATGTATTCGTCACGGAGTTTCAACTTACCTGCCGTGTATTCTGCATCGCCAGGCAACGATGTATCCGCATACATAAGCTGGGCAAATGCCTCGATGATGTTTCCATTATCCTTGGAGAACTCATAATGGTCTCCTACAGCCATAGGAACACATTCATCGAGCGCAGCGTACATTGATGTACCGATAGAGTATTCAATACCCCATGTACCGGCAATGTCAGCAATCTTGATGAAAGGCAGCGAGCCTCTCTGTAAATGCTTCTTGATATCAGCAGGGATATCCTCTCTGAGTGAAGCAACTTCTTTCTTAGACAAGCTCTTACTGAACTTCAGCACGGTGAAGTGTCTTGTCTTGATAGTCTTTCCAAATGGTAATGCCATGATAACAATATTTTAAAGTTCAACTTTTATTTCCTTATACTCGAAATCTGTGCAAGATGGATTCTCTCCTGAAGCAAACTTCTTCTCGGTAGGGTGGCAACACTTGCCATTCTTGAAGAAGAAACAATCCTTGCAAGTGTAATCAGTCTGTTCCATGTTCCTTACGTTTTTGATATTCCATCAATGTCAAGATACAATAGTTAGCGCAGTCAAGAAGAGCATCTTCCAATGGCTCATTAGCAACTTGCGCCTCATTGTCCTTCAATGTCTTAATGCGATTCACTTTCTCTCGTATCTTTCCGTAGCCGTAGTTGATACCAAGCTCATCATACATTTCGGAAAAAGCATTCCCATAATCGTGATTCTTGCGCTTATAGGTATCACTCATCTTGTCTGTGATTTCCTTGAAGCGGTCGGCATCACTCTTCTCGGATTCTTTTTTGATTGGTGTTTCTTTAAAATCCGAGAAAATAGAATACATCGCCAAATCAAGTATATCCACACAAACTGCTGCTAAATCGGGTTTAAATAATGCTACGATTTCGCATTTTTTATCCGTTATAGCTATATCGATAACTTTGATATGTTGAATCCTATCAATAGAGCCTAATGGGTCTATTTTATCAGCAAACACCGAGCCTGCAATCTTTATCAAATTACACTTCGTAATCTGCAAGACAGACCCTATCTTAATATCTTCTATTCTAATCATAAGCTATTTCTTTTTACTATTCAAATAAAATGCTCTAAGGGCCATAACCTCTGATGGGTTGTGATAAAGGATAATACAGAAATCACCATGTTCTTCTGTGTGAACCTTTCGTAAACCACATTCCTTGATAAATCCATCCTCACCAATGTAAGGATCAAGGATCTCGCGAACCGCACTAGTATGACTTGGTTGAACAACAATAACGCCACCAGTTTCCCGAAGTTCTTCTAGCTTCTCCCACTGAGCTTCGATATTTTCGTCTCCGTAGAATAAATCATAGCCATAAGGCTCTGTGATTTCTCTATCAATGCCCATTCCCAAAGGAAGTTCAATTACTATAATCGGTTTCATAAGCTATTCCTCCTTATCTTTTAGTTCAACGAAATCGCCAATACCCAAACGAGCATTGTTGATGCAAGACGCAATCCAACCAATCAGGTAGGCAGAAGGCTCGTCTCCGTGCTCCATACCAATAGCTTCCTCGATGGCATCGCAGGCGTGAGAAGCCTCGTGGCAGCAATAATCCATCGACATGTCCTTCGAGCATTGAAACGAGACTAGAACACCACGTCTGTTGTCGCTCTTTCTGACAGCATCTGAATACGTAACGCCGCCGTAATCTCTATCGGGAGCATTGCACCCGTCAAAACTGGAATCTATCAGCTCTTTCAAGTCTTTACCGATGTGTACCCAAAGTTTCAAAGGGTAGATTCCGTTTCCGTATTCGTAATATCCTTTCTTCTTCATATTCTAAACTATTTCTTGTTATACTTGTGCCCGCAGTGGAACATATTGCATAGATTGCACCTGTAGACCGTCATTCCCTGCTCGATGAGCTTCGGGTGAGTCTTCAGGAACTCCCAAGCATCATCCTCAGTCTCATAGGCGACCTTCGCCTTCCAGGAATGAACCTTCCTGGTCCAATGCTCTGGGTCCGGCTTGAACGGCGGAGCCTTGTTCGGATTGTGATGTCTTCTCATACCTACCACTTTATAAATCTTGTTCTACGGATTCTATCCCAATTATCATGGATTTTATCCTGGACCTCTTGCGCCTTTTCGAACCTTTCACATATTTGCTCAAATCTAAAAACTAACAGATCTTCACAAGAAACCTTCCACATCTTCTCCAGCCACTCGTTATTGAGGCGTTCAATGGTTTTCCTGATTCTGTCGCCGTAGAGGATTTCGAGCAGCAGCTTGTCAAAACCACCTTCCGGCTCAAAGCTCACGTCAAGCGTGATGCTGTGATTCTTGTATCGGCAAGACGACATCTTGATACCAGACTCGAACGCTTTGTCCACAACATTATGAATAGATCCGCGAATTCTGTCACCATCTATAAAGGCATCGGATATACAAAACATAAGTTTTTCTCCCATAAGCTACAAACATTTAAATGAAACACTATTCAACGTCCTGTTTACCGCAATCTCCCTCTCGTTACACATGGTCCTCATGCACTCCAGGGCATCCTCGCGGACAGCAGTCATAATCTCGCTCATCGAAGCGGTGGCCGGAACAATATTTCCGTCAGCCTTCTTCTTCGTGATACAGGAGATAATCTCCTTGATATATTCCTTGTCTATCATAGAAATCTGTTTAAAGATGGCCGCCGACCGTGGAAGGGACTCGAACCTCCCGTCTGCCCGGACTTATGCCCGAAGGCATGTCCCACCGCCCTGCGGCCACCAGTATTGTTTAATCATCAGGCTGAATGAAGCTCTCCGGCTGTTTGATATCCTCCTCACCACGCAATTTATTCTTCACGTCATTGATGAGAACTTCCTGCTTCAGGTCAACCATCTGCGCACCGTACACCAGATACGTCATTCCTCCCTGGGACCTATTCTTGAAGAAGCCGTACTTGTTGATCATATCACGCCCGAACTTCTGAATCGTAGGGATATCCTTCTCCTCAACGTCGTTGGCCTTGCAGAACTCGACGAACCTCTCATACATCTCCTTGGCAAGCATGCACTCCGAAATCTCGCCCCTCGCCTCTGGGCTGCATCTCATATCATACGCCCTTATCCAGGCATAGATAGGATTGCTTCCTAGAAGGGAGATGAGCAACTGTCTCCTGCTGCCCTCAGCTGCCGGGAACCTGTACTTCCTGCTCCTCAGCTCCATCGCGCCACGGAATATCCAGTTGAACACTCCGCTCAGCTCTTCACGGATGATCTTGCTCGCCAGCTCCGGGTCCTGCCTCTCCTTTGGAATGGTCACGTCGAAGCTCACGTACTGCAAGCGCCTGATGAATCCGAGTGACGCATCGTCTGGGAACGGAAGCTCATTGAGGTTGAAGATGAGGTAGGGGATTGAGTTTCCCTCCAGGATATCCCTGCCGAGCTTTCTCATCGGGACTGGCTCACCGCTCACGAGTCTCTTGAACATGCCGGTGTTCTTCCTTCCGAACTTCTTCGGGTCGGAATCGGAAGACCAGTTGAAGATGGCGTTCCTGATGGGATACCTTCCCCTCATTCCCTCGTCGCCGTCAGCAGTGAGGTCGGCGTAGTCCATCTTGCTTATCCTGTCCTTGCCGAATATGTTGCAGGCGACGTCGAAGATGACGCTCTTTCCGTTGGCTCCCGTACCTATAAGGAGAAGACAGAGCTCAATCTTCGATGACTCCTTTCCCTCGTAAGGATTGTATGCAGTACCTCTCTGTATGAGGCCGAGGCCGAGGAACATCTGGAGGATCATCCTCGACGTCCTGTCTGGGAGGACCTCCTTGATGAAGTTCATCCACCTGTCGCACTTCGCCTTCGGATTGTAGTCGTATGGGTGGTAGTATGTGACATGGTACTCGGGAGAGAACGGCATCACGTTCGGATACTTCAGACCGCTTCCGAAGTCAACCACTCCGTTGGCGAATGCAACGATGTCGAAGGTAGGTCTCAGTATGTTGTAGCACTCTATCACCTCCATGAATGACTTGTTCATCACCGTACTGATGCCGAGCATCGGAGCCATGGCCAGGTCAAGGAGTAGTAGCTGGTAAGCCTGCTCAAGGACTATCTTCGGAACTGCTTCGTATATCTTGCCGTTGAACATGTAGTAAGCACCGTTGTAGTACTTCACCGGAGCCTTCTTCGCCAGACGTCTCATTGACCTGATGAAATTGGACTTCAGCTTGTTGTACTTCTCTGAGTTCGCCTTACCCCAGTCCTGACAACGGAGCTCTTCGAATCCGTACTCGTCATGCCTCGAAAGGTCAAGCAACTGAGCGTGCAATGTGTCTATAGCAATACCATTTTCCATTTATGTACAATAATAATATTAATTTTCCGTTATTGTGTAGGATAAACCCCGATAAACAGGGGCTTTCTGAAGGATAACACGTGTCAGGTCGTCCTTACAACATGTCGTCTATAAAATATCGACAACACAAAGATACAGATAATATCCTGAATATCCGGTAAAACCCTAGTAAATAAAGGGTATAAATATACATTTTAGGTATACACTAAATGAAGGATAGGTATACATTTATGGTTTGGTCTGCAAAGTAAGAGTTTATGGTATCAAATGTTAATAAATAACGGATGAATGAATATGCATAATTATCCTTTATGGAGAAAAGTAATTAAACTTTACAAAAAGACTGAAAAATCGGAAGAAAAAATTTTTAGATGAGGTGACTACCGCGCTGATTTATAGCTACAAAGGGGGGTGGGTGTTTCTTCTGAAATATTTACATGTTGTGTCGGTTTATATAGTGTAAACCATCGTGAAACAATATTTTTGTAATTATTTCAAATTGCCGGTTTATATTTATAAAAAATTTATGTAACCACTTAATAACCAACTCTTTATAACTTTGTTTATATTCATTTTATTGCATAAATATACATTATCAATAAAGCGTGAAACATCAAAACTTATTACAAAACACTTGACCGAAATATATTTACCATATTTATTCATGCATAAATATACGTGTTTAACTTACTAAATATATTTTAACGAAATTGGTAAAAGGTTATTACATGAGTAGTTAAATTCCTTAACATAAACTGCCACTTTGGCGGGTGTAACTACCTGTAAATCAATTAGTTAGCAATTTGTAAAGATTAATGTTTCTTAAGTTAAATATTTAACAATTACTGCCACTATAGCTTTCTAAATGCTTGATTATTAGATAGTTACAAGTCTGCCACGTTGTCGAAAACGTTAAATTATTCAAACCTTAACAACTACTGACAAATGCTGTAATTATTACAAACGGCTAACCACTTGTAAATCAAGTACTTATGAAAGGTTAAATGTATAAACACTCAATTTTTTACTGGTTGTTTGGTACACCATTTGCAATTAGATAGGTAACAAGCAATATTGCTTGTTATTCATTTAAACATTTTAGATATGAAAGATTTAGAGTTAAAAGGTGCTCAAGGCTACGAGCATACTAGCACAAAGGTAGCTAGTTATGTAACCGAGTGCAAAAGTAGTGCAGTATTAGCGCAGAGTTTAGAGGTGCTTAATAGCTACAGAAAGAAACTATTAAGCGAGTGCAAAGATAGCGAAGTAGTAAGCGCAAAGAAAGAACTAGAGAAAGCACGTGCGAAGTACAACAAGCTAGCAACAAATTACGTGCTATCTGATGAAAGTTATTGCAATTTGCAAACAGAGTGTGTACGTTCTGCTGTTAGCGAGTTTTCTCGCAAACATAAACTACCTAATTTCTTTGCGTGGTTTGATAACAACGGCAAAGACAAACAAACATCTATTATAGATAGTTTGCAGCGTCTTGGCTCTAAGTTGTGTTCTTTGCACCAAGCATTTACAAGTGGTGCAAAGGTAGCAAAGAAGAAGAGTGAAAGCATAACAGACCTGCAAAAACAGATAGCAGAACTGCAAGCTAAACTTGCAGCAGCGCAAAAGTAAGTATCACAAAATAGGTAGCTAGAGAAATCTAGCTATCTAGTTTTTCCTACTGGCTATTTGATAGGTAGCCAGTGGGAAATTTTACTCCAGGTTTTTCAACTTGGAGCGGGTCGTCGTGTCCTTATTTTTCCCACACAATTTGGTAAACCTTGTCGTGGTGTGTGGGCTTAACTCAGAGAGAGAATTTATTCTCCCTCAGGGAACTAATTGCCAAAATTTCAGAGAAGTATCTCGGTAAATCGAGAGTGCGAGAGGCACACCGAGATGGGAGAGAGTAACGTGTTACTCAGAGACATCCATCCGAGAGATACGCAAAAATTCCTGGCGTGAGCGTCGAATGAGATGAGACGGCACGACGGCTAGGGGATTTGTATCATCTAGCGAGATGAGAGTTTTAGAAAGAAATCATAATTCATATTCTATCCCGTTGGCTGCGGGGTTAAGGGATACGAGATATCCTGAAAAGCTGCGTGTTGGATGGCACGTGGAGTGGTTTCCGTTGCAGGGATTTTCCTGCACATCATATTCGCTCATAGTTTTTAAAGTGTGGGCTAGCGAATATAAAACGCACTTTCTGAAATCGGTTGCTTGTCATCCGTGCGAGATTTATCTCCTCAGAAATAAACAAGCTGCTGGCAGAAGCATAAAATCTGTAGGGTGTGAGCCACGTAGTTAAGACGATAAAGATAAAACGTGGTGCAAAGATGCACATCCTGGCTAACGGGGCGGGGAGAAATCTCCGCTCTACAATTATGAACCATTTTAAAATTAGAATTATGAAAGAACAGATTTTGAAGAAGATAGGAAAGACGCTTGTACGTATTAATGTAACAGACCAGAGTGCAGAGGATGCCTACGATGAACTCGTTAACAGCAGCCCTCGCCTGTTTGGCATGCTTTCCAGTATCTACAGACTGAATGATGAAGAAGAAAGATTCGCTTGGTCTGCCGGAATCGCCTAAAATCTCCCTACGCTTGTAGGGAACAATAACCAAAAATATTAGAATTATGAGTACGCTAAGAATTAAATGCCTCGATATGTGCGAGGTTGAGAGTATCATTGCAGACGCTCAGGAAATTCTGAGCCATGTTGAATTCGGATCATTACAGAATGGTGTGCTTACATTATTCTGTGAGATATGAGCCTAAAAATCCGTAGCCAGTACGATAATTGTCGTGTGTGGCTACGGAGCAATTACCAATAAAATTAGAATTATGAAAGCAAGACAGATTATTTATTCAAGTACGATAATTGTGCTTGGATTTATTCAGAGTGCGCCGGCATTCATTTGCTTGGCAAGTACGATAATTCTCCTGAATGTGCTTGGAATTCTTTACGGAATTCTGCTTGTGTATATTTGGAGCAGTACGAAAAAGGGTAAGTGGTATTTCCGTGAGCTGTGGCGATCCACACTCCGCTTGGAGAATTTCATACTGCCTGGAGTGTGAGGAATCTGGGAAGTACGAAAATTGTGCTTGGAAACATTTGGCTAAATTCTGCTTGGAGAAATCCAGGCAGTACGATAATATAACCAATTAAATTACAGAATTATGAAACAGAGAATTTTTATCGCAGTGTTTGTTATCGTGTGTCTTGCACTTGTAGCCGTATCCGTTGACAGCGTGAACTGCCACAGAGCAAACGTGATGCTGAGAAAGACAGTTATCAGCCAGGCAAATGAGATTTCAGAGCTTAACGGCTGGCACACGCCAGATGGAGCTACAACGTTCGTAGGTCTCAGAAAGTAGTCAAAAATGTGCTCAGGCATTTTCCTGGGCATACTATGTAAAACCATTAAACAAATTGAATTATGTTAGACAGAAAATCACAGAAGAATTTTGAGCGTGCGCTTATGCATGAGATGGAGAAGATCAAGATTGCAGCGCGCCAGTGGCATAGCAACAATACCAAGGGCTACAGGGATTTCCGTAGTAAGGAGGCTATCTCCAAGAGTTTCTCTGAGATAGCGGTGCTGTGCATGAGCTGAAATGTGCGTGGCGGTTGTCACGCATACTATTTACCAATATTTTAAGATTATGAAGAAATTAGAAGAACCCAAATGGGAAGTGAAGAGTAGAGAATATCTGCGCGACAAGATTCTGCCTAGATTGCAGGAGATTCAGCGTGACATATTCGGCAATGGTAAGGTTGGGCTGGAGATAGACGTAGATCCTGAAGGCAAATACATAGTCTGCCATTCCTACACCATCATGTATGGTAAGGTCAACAAATACCTTCACCTGCATCTCTCCTGCGTGCTTGACAGAGAAAAGCTGGAGTCTGAGTACAAGAGACTCACCGACTTCATCAAGGAGCATTCAGCCTAAATTTTTGCGTGGCAACAGTCACGCATACAATTATTCACCAAAAATTATAGATTATGATAGATGAAGAATACAAGAAGAACGAAGAGTACATTAACTCTACGATTTTGCCTAAGTTGCATGAAATTCAGAGAGAAGTATTGAAAAAAAATCAAGGCTCAGTCTTGATGTCAGCGTTAGCAATAGATACGGCGAAGGGTATATAAGTTCTTTTGCCTGTGTCATGAATGACATGGGAGAAATAACGGGTACTTGTTCTGCACGTTTCATCTGCGTATGCAGCAAAGAGGAGATGGACGAGCGGCTCAACGAGCTTAAAGAGTTCATCAAGAAGTACACAGCCTGAAAATTGAGGGAGTTTTATCTCCCTCTCCTATAAACTAAAAATGTAGAATTATGAGCAAATGGGTACAATTCTATCACAAGATTAATAAGTTTGACCTTGTGAACATGAGATTTACGGATGATTTCAGTATCGTGGAAATGGTTGGCATGGATTCTATTATGCCTATTGACGGTAGACTTAATCTGTCATCCATACGTGCTGAGATACAGAAGAAAATAGAGAACATGAAGAAAATCGAGAGTTTCGACCCTTGTGCATTCTCCATTCTCACCGGCAGTTCTATTCTGAATTCTTCAGAAAGTCCGGTGTACAATCTCTAGCCAGAACTGGGCAGTACGATAATGTGCTGCCTGCTATTAACCAAAACATATTAGAATTATGGAAACAGTAAGAGTAACTGACAGACACGGAATAGAGCGAGAGTGGGATATAGTCACAGAGAGATGTGTAGGGTGCTGCTTTCACGGATTGATGGATGGCAATATTCATTGCTGCCCTCATAGTATTGCGTGCGGTGACAAGTAGTCAAAACTGCGGGGCACGTTTTGTGTCCTGCTTCTATTATTAACCAATCAAATTTTGAATTATGACAGACGGAGACAGAAAGTTCCTTGCCAGGCTCGTAGCGAGTCACAAGGCAGTTATCAGCGAGGAGTGCAGACGCAAGAACCTCGACAAGAGCGAGTATTTCAGACGCGTAGCGCGTGCAGACAAGAAGGCTCAGGAGATTGAGCAATCGTGCATGCGACCTCGCAAGTTCTAGCCAAACATTCTGTGCAGTCTATCTGCACAGAAACCATGTTAAACCATAAAAATGTAGAATTATGAAGAAAATTGTTAATACATTTACTAAGATTTTCGTAAGAGACGGAAAGCGTCACAGAATTGTCGCTGTTGCTTCTTTAGGTGATGAGTGCAGAAATAACATCTGCACTTTCTCTATTACAGGTCAGATAGATATTTTCTGCTTCGGTTCATGGCACTGCAAAACCTACGGTTGCATTACAGACGAGATATGCAAATTCTTTCCAGAATTGAAACCATTTGTAAATCTTCACATGTGCAACTACAAGGGGCAACCATTTTATACTGTGGATAATGGTATTTACTATGTATCCCAAAGTAAGGAGATTGCTATGCGTAATCTCAGAATTACCGAGGATGAGTACGATGCCCTGCTCCCTGCTGCCGAGCTGAACGACAAGGACTATTTTGTCTATAAGTTATTCAAGCTTGGCATCGTTAAGAGATGGAAGTCTGAAGCAGACAAGTTCATTGAGTTTCTTCTTCGCCAAGGAGGTGAATGGGAGAATCCATACACTATCAGCGACGAAAGACCGACAATTAAGCTGACCGGAGGCATAAGAGCTCTTGTAGAATCCAGACTCAAGAAAGGATACTACACGAAGGAAAATATTGATAAGATATTGCAGCAAAGAAGAGCTGACGAAATCAGCAAGAAACGTCAGTCTATAATTGAAGAGTACTACAAGAAGACCGAAAAAGCTCGCAATGAGCGTGACGTGATGCTTTACATTCTTGACCACGGTCTTTCTATCGGTAACGTGATTTATTACGATTACAACAACACCGTGAAGTTCAACTGGCTCGATTACAAGGAGCAGATTACGAAAGAACAGTTCGATAATTTTATTGGGAACTTAGATCCCAGCAAGTTGCCTGAGGGTATTAAATTCTCAATCGACATCAAGAAGTAGCCAACCAATCCTCACTCCAACGGGTGGGGATTTCTATTAACCAAATATTAGAATTATGATAACGGATTACTACACAGCCGTACACTGGCTAAAAAGTGCGTTCATCCTCTGTAACGAGATTGTAGAGAATGACGAATCAGTGATTGAAAACATCGAGTATCCAGAGATGACAGAAGAAGAAAGGAACAGAATCGAGATATTCCAGTGGTTCCTCACTAACATGAGCGAAGAGGATAAGGAATGGATGCAGAAGAATTTCCCAGATCTTATCTTCTCTTACTCAGACAAGCTTGACTTGTGGATTCTTTGCGTAGATCATTTTGGAACGATGTGGAAGGGAGTCCCAACGACTACCAACTGCGAGAATGCGGCAAAGGCTAGCCAGCTGCCGTAGCCAAACCAATCCTCACTCCCACGGGTGGGGATTTCTATTAACCAACAATTACAGAATTATGAGTGATTTAGAGAAAATACTTAATGACGATTTACTGAAGTGTAAAATCGTTGAGTCAGTAGAGAATCCTGTTAGGCGTGTGGACCTCATCAAGTGGACGCACGACAATTCATTCTCTATTGCAGAGGTACGCAAGGATACCGGTAAGCTAGAGGTCACAGACTTGAAAGCTGCCAGTGGTCTTGAGGCATACAAGCATTTTTACAGAAATTATGGTGACATTGCCATATGTGGCTAAAACTCCCCACATCATCGTTGGGAACCATTATGAACCATTAAACAGATGAATTATGGAAAAGAATATTTGGGAATATGTTATGAACAGCAAGGGTGAGGTTATCGAGAAAGTAGCCGATTATATCGGTGTTGAAAGCTTCGCCAAGGTAATCGAGAGCCTATATCGTGAGTGTCTTGAGAATTTCGATGACGTAGATGATTTAGAAGAATACATTGCCGATTTGTACGGAAAGAATATCCAGTCTATGGCATGGGATTTCACTCTTGAAGCAAACAGAGAGATGAAGAAATATCTCCATCTTCCTTACCAGCACATGAATGGTAATTTCGCTGATTTGTCTATGGATTATCCTAAGCACGTTACAGGTGTTTGGTGGGCATCAGACTACGATGGCGACGATTACTACGATTTGTATCCTCAGATGGTAGCCAGACTTGATGCCGCAGAGGACAGCGAACAGGCTAACGAGGATAGAGAATATCTTGAAGAGTGGTATTTCGAAGCCTTCGGTACATACAACATCAAGTACAATTTCTCGAACGAACTTGAAGAGATTCACTCTATGATGGAGGAAGCTTACGAGGAAGCCTAACAATATCCCCTAGCATGGGGATATTCAATGTTAAGGG